CGCTGGCAGTGCCCATGCCTCCTATATCCTCGACGTCGAGCAGCCCAAGCGCGCGGCGGCCGAGCTGCGCGCGCTGTTCGCCGCCATCAAGCGCGACGCGGCCGGCATCGGCGCGCCCTCCGGTATCGGCACGGGTGGCGGCGGTGGCCAGGCGGCGGCGCTCACCCAGCAGAGCGCGGCGGCGGCGCGGGCGTCATCCGGCCTGGAACGGCTGCGCGATAGCGAGATCCGCGCGGCCAGAGCCTCGGGCGAGCACGAGCGGGCGCTGTTCCTAATCAACAACCAGCTTAGAGGCGCCGAGCCCAACACGGTCCGGTATAACAATCTGCTGGCACAACACACCAGCGTGACCCAGCAGGCAGAGCGGGCGACGCAATCGTTCGGCGATCAGATTGGTGGTGCGCTGAAAGGCCAAATCCTCGGCATTGTCGGGCCAGCGGCGATTGCGGCCGTAGCAATCAAGGCGATCGGCGAAGCGGGCGAACTGATCAAGCTCGGCGCGCAGGCCGAGCAAACACGCGCGCGCTTTAATCAGCTTGGCATTTCGATCGACGCGCTGCGCAAGGGCGGCGGGGGCACGATTAGCGATACCGCGCTTGAGCAAGCGGCACTGAAGGCGAACTTGCTCGGCGTGGCCGGCAGCGCGCGCGAGCTTGCGCCGCTGCTGGCGATTGCGCGCGATCGTGCGCAGCAGATGGGCATTAGTACGGCGGATGCCTTTGATAGTCTCGTGACGGGGCTCGGCCGTGGATCGCGGCTCATCCTCGATAACATCGGGGTCATGGTCAAGGCAGAGACGGTCAATAAGGCATACGCCGCAAGCGTCGGCAAGACCGTTGAGGCACTGACGGACCAGGAAAAGAAGCAGGCGCTGATCAACGAGGTCTTGCGCCAGGGCAATGAGACAATGGCCACCACTGGCGGGGCCATTGACAGCCAGGTGGCGAAACTGGAGCGTCTTGACGCCGGCTGGACGAACGTCAAAACGAAGGTCGGTAGCTTCCTGGGCGAGGCCGTTTCAGAGCAGGTCGCTGGGTTGAGCGCCATCGTGAACGGACTTGATAGCCTGGGCCGAACCACAGATACCACGATCGGCCCAACGCAACGCCTGGGCGGTGCGTTTGACGATGAACGCAGCGCGATCGGCAACCTCCAGATCGCGCACGATCAACTCAACGTTCGCATCGGCGACGGGCGACGCGAGTCGATCCTCGCTATGCAAGCCATTGAAACCTACGCCGAGCGCATCGAAAGGACCGCGCTTCAGAGTCAATATGCGGCGGCGCAAAGCCAAGATCTCCAGGTTGCGCAGGGCTCCATCGCACGCACAGCCCTCGCCGCCGCACAGGGAATGCTCGGCGAGGGCAATCAGGCCGACATACTCGCACGAAAACTAAGCATTACGACTGGCCAAGCCGAGCTGCTCATCAGCGCGCAGCAGCGCATTGGCGCCGCTAGCGGGGTGGGCGGCAGTGCCGCTGACACGACCAAAGCCGCCGCCGCCGATGCCGCCGCCGCGCGCAGCGCCCAGATCCTGGCGACCGGCACACACGCCCAAAAGCTGCTCGAACTCAATCGCATCCTCCAAGCGAAGCTGCGCCAGTTCGGGCGCGGCTCGGCCGAGGCGATCGCCGCCGAGACCAACCTGATCCAGGAGCGCGCCGCGAAGCAGCGCGTCTCCGCCGCCGCGCGCACCGGCCTCCAGCTCGATACGCTGGAGCAAAACAGCGGCCTCCAGCTCGCCCGGACACAGCGCGAGAACCTGGAGCGGCTGCGCGACCAGCAGGAGGACTTTGACGTCGGGCGCAGTCGCAAGCAGGAGGACTTCGACCGGGCGCGCATCCGCCTGCTGGCCGGCGGGCGGCGCTTCGAGGCCGCGCGGCTGGGCGAGGACTTCGCCCGCGACCAGCGCCGCGCCCGCGAAGACTTCGACCGCCAGCGCGGGCGCACGCTGCGCAACAACCAGGAAGGCACCGGCGACATCGACGCCCGCACCGATCTGCGCCAGGACCAGATCCTGGCGCGTGCGCGGCTGGCGCGCGGTGGCGGTGGCGGGGGTGCGGCGATCGGCGGGGGCGGCATCGGCGCGGCCGGGCGTGGGGGCGGCGGGCTGCCGGCCCTGCCGGGTGGCGGTGGCAGCACGATCCCGCTCATCCTCAAAATCCAGCTCACGTCGCTGCCGCTCCAGATCGATGGTAAGACCTTTGTTGACGCCACCTGGTCGGAGATCGAGCAGCGCGTGGATCTGGACCTGTCCGAGGAGCTGGCAACGATCGGGATCGTGCTGCCACCGGGCGGCACGCAGACGGCCGTGGCAGGTGCGCCATGAGCTTCCTTGCCGGCCTGACCGTCTACACCTTTGCCGCCGTCACGTTCGTCCGGCGAATCGACGGCGACGACTTCCCGCCCTGGTTCAACGCCGATCCGCAGTACACGAAGGACATCGTGCTGGGCGGCGCGCAAGCCTATATCGATCTGGGCGCCGACGTGTATCCGCCGCTGGCGTTTCGTGCGTCGTGCCTGAGCGCCGCCGATCGCCTGGCATTGGTCGCCGCGCGGTCGAGCACCGGCACGCTGTCAAACACGCGCGGGCACACGGGGACCGTGACGCTGCTCAAGGCGGCGCCGCAGAACAGCGGCGATTATTCTGATTTTTGGATAGACTTACTGTTCGAATTGAGGCCATAAGGAGGCACTGATGGGGATGAGGCTTGCGTTTGGTGTGGTCGCGGACGGGGCCTACTGGCACTACGCCACCCCCTGCGCAGACGGGTGGAAATACTATCCGGCACATGAGCTGCCGGAGGTTGCCGATCTGCTCGACAAGGCCGAGCTGACCGACGACGACTGGCAGCGCATCCACGCAGCAATCGCGGCCCGTGCGCAGCCCACGGCCGAGGCGTAACCGGCGATGTCGCTCGCCGCCCTCATCGCTGCCTATACCCGCACGCCGATCGCCACCGCCCTGCTCGACGGCAAGCCCTGGCGCGGTATCATCCGGCTGCGCGCGAGTCAGGCGTTCGGCAGCGGCATCAGCAGCGGCACGGCCGAAGGGCGCGACCCGCCGGTGACGCCGCAAGTCGGGATGACCCTCTCATGGAAGTGGGGCTACGCCGGCGCGCCGCCCGTGCCCGGCTGTACCGGCGAGATCGCCGCGATCCTCGACACCTCCTACCCCGACACCTGGTCGCTCGACGTGCGCGATGTGCTCTGGCGCGCCGACAAGGCCAGCCAGGTGATCGCCACCGACCCGCTCAACAGCATCACCGCCACCGACGCCATTATCGACATCCTGCATCGTTTCGGCGGCATCCCGCTGAGCCGCCTGCATATCCCGCTGCTGGCGGCGGCAGGCAGTGCCTGGGGCGGCGGCGCCTGGACGCTGGGCGTGCTCACGCCCGTCCAGTGGGGCGACACCGAGCAGAACAGCGGCGGCACGACCGCGCTCAAGGCGGCGCAGGAGATTTGCTCGTGTCTGGGTTACTGGCTGGCGGCCAACGCGGCCGGGCTGGTGCAGGCCAAGCTGATGGAGCGGCGCCCGGCCAGTACCGCCATGCGCACCTTCCGGCGCGGCGTGGATCTGCTCATCGACGGCGCGCCCGAGCGGCGCCAGTCCTACGACAGCATCAGCAACCAGGTGACGGTGCATGGCGCCAACACGGGCGTGGAGGGGTCGCAGATCACCGACCAGTTTCAGACCAGCCACCCGCTGCTGCCCAGCGGCATCTATAAAGATTTTGGCTTCTCCAGCTTCCTGATCGAGTATGTGAACGAGTCGGAGGCCGGCGCGGCCTCGGCGACCGCGATCGCCCGCCGGATTCTGGGGGTGCTCTCCCGCATCCCGGATGTGATCAGCGCGCGCATCAAGGCCGACCCGCGTCTCTCCGTCGGCGCCACGATCGGCATCGTCGATAGCGGCGTCGCGATCGCCTCCGCGCGCAAGTTCTTTATCTACCAGCTCGACACGGAGCTGGACCTCCAGGCGGGCAAGTTCGACCAGCGGCTGACGCTGGACGGCGGCGTGGGCAGTCAGGGCTACACCACCATCCCGCCGCCCGACGCCGCGTTCTCCTGGCGGCTGATGACCGAGACGCTCGACGGCACGGCGGTGGTCGAAGTGTTCCTCGACGGCAGCGGCTCGGTCTCGTTCAGTGGCGAGATCGTGAGCTGGGCCTGGTCGACGCCCGCCACGCCCTACGCCGGCACGCCTGCCACCGCTACGGGCGTCAGCGCGGTGCTGATTGTGCCGTTGAGCGCGGGCACGATCGACGTCACCCTCATCGTCACCGACACGACCAGCAAGCAGGGCAGTCTCACGCAGACGATCGACCTCAGTGGCGCGGCCGAGACGCTGCCCACGCTCACGCGAGTCGTCTCGGCCGCCGCCGGCGCGGCCTGGTATGTGACCCCTGACGGCGGCGCCACCTGGGCGATCGAGGCCAGTGGCGGCGATGCGGTGGCGGTGCCGCCGATCGGCGCGGGCGGCGACGACCGCGCGGCGGGCACGGGCGCGACCTCCGGCCTGCTGGCGACCCGTGGCGCGGCCGGGCTGGCGCTGCGGCGGACGCTCGACCAGCTGGCGACCCCCAGTGTCGCGCTGGCATCGGTCGGCACGGCCATCGCCTGCCTGTGGGTGAACGAGGCCGACCCGACGCGCGTCTGGGCCGGCGCGGGCGATACGGTCTATCGCTCGCTCGACGGCGGCGCGACCTTCACCGCCATGGCCAAGCCGGCCGCCGGCGTCGACGTCACCTGGATTATCGAAGACCCGGCGGTGGATGACAGCGTGTTTGTGGCGGTGGGCGCCGACCTGTATCACGCGACCGCGCCGACGCGTGGCTGGGTGGTGCTCTACGCCGGGCCGGTCGGTGCGACGGCGCGCCAGTTCGTGCGCAGCCGCGATGGGCAAGTGACCTGGGTCGGCTACACCGGCACGTTCACCGGCGATGCGGCCCAGCGGGTCGAGACCGGCGCCGGCGCCGATGTCACCGCCACGACCATCCGCACGCTGGCCCTCGATCGCGCGGCCAGTGGCGCGCTCGCGACCCTCTACCTGGTCGACGGCGCGAATCCTGCGGCCATCACCACGGTCGACGGGCTGACCGGCCTCTCGGCGGTCGTCTCCTCACAGACCTTCCCGACCGGCGCGATCGTGCAGCACCTGATCGCCGACCCCGCTGTGGACGTGCTCTACGCGGCCGACTTCGACAGCATTGCCAGCGGCACCGGCGCGCTGCGCAAGTTCTTTCCAAGCGCCGATGTGCTGCTGCTGTGGAAGGCGCTGGCGACCGGCCAGCAGGGCCATCGGCTCGGCATCGGCGAGACGATCATCGCGCCCGCACGGGTCGATTTCGTCTTTGGCACGCGCAACATCAGTGACCCGGATCTCGACGGCTTCTGGCGCTATCAGGCCGGCCCCTGGACGCACATCGCGCCGCCCGCCGGGACCAGCGGCTGGCGCTGGCTCCAGATCGTCGCGTCGCCGTTCAGTCGCGAGCGCTGGCTGGCCTACGGCCAGCCGGTGGCCAACTTCGACAGCTACAACTATGTCATCCCGCTGACCATGGCGGGCACGGCTACGCTGCGCACGGGCGGGCTGACGCCGCTCTGGCTGACCGACGACGGCGGGCTGCACTGGCAGGCCGTGCGGCTGCCCGAGTCGAGCGCGGCGGTCTATGGCGGGCTCTACAGCATCGGCTTTCAGGACCAGACCGGCCACTGGTTCGCGGTCGGCACGCAGGCCGACGTCAACGGCACGTTCCTGGCGGCGTGCGTGTGGCGCGGCACCAACGCCGCCAACGCGACCTTTACCGATCTGGGCGCCGACTGGCCCGAGCTGCACTGGGCGATCAGCGGCACCGGCGACGACGACGCCGGCGGCGACATCCTGATCAGTGAGGCCGACCTCCCCGGCGGCGGCACGGCCGGCCGGCTGGCCTATCTGCCCAGCGAGGGCGCCGCGCTGCTCGACGGCTCGTGGACGACCGACCCGGCGCGCGGCATCGCCCAGCCGCTTGGCCCGCTCGACACGATTAAGGGCACGCGCACCTTCTGGCAGGCCAACCTCGACAGCGCGGCGACGGCGGGGATTGCCTACTGGACCGACTACCGCGCCAACGACCCGGCCAGCGACGTGCCACCGACCGGCACGCTCAAACGGCCGAACGACGTCGACGGCGACTACCGCTGCGTGGCGGTCGGTGGCACGCATCTGTTTATCGCCTCCATGGTCGGCGGGTCGGAGGGCTTCTATCGCCGGCCGCATGCGACCTGGCAGCCCACCGGGGCGCCCGACGCGCCGATCGCGCTGGTCTACCAGTGTGTGACCAGCCGCCAGGGCGCGCGGCGGGTGTTCGTCGGCTACGCGGCGGCGGCGGGCGTCTACCAGTTTCTGGTGCATGACGGCGCGGCGTGGGCGTCGGTGGCGCTGCCCGACGCCGATCTCCAGACCGCCAACGCCGGCGCGAGCGGCATCGATATCGCCGCTCGCGGGGCGCCGTTCTGCGCCCTTGATGAGGTACCCACATGAGACGCTTTCGCGCGAAGCTGGCGCAGCTGCTGGCGGAGACCCACCAGGCGGCGCAGCGCGACATCCCGGCCGGCGCGCTGCGCGACCAGCTCGACCCGGCGCGCATCCCGCCGGCCAGCGGCAGCAGCAGCGGCGGCGTGACACTGGCCGACGCCGACCCCGCCGACGTCGTCACCACCGGCGCCGACCCTGGGAGCGACTCCGACGTTAGCCGGGGCGGTCACGTCCACGCGCTGGCCGCCACCGCCGTCACCCCGGCCAGCTACGGCGACGCGACGCATGTGCCGGCGTTCACCGTCGGCGCGGATGGGCGCCTGACCGCTGCGGCCGACGTCCCGATCGCCGGCGCGACGCTCTCGGATGCGACGCCCCAGGCGATCGACTCGGACGCCGGCGCGCCGGGCACGTCCCCCGACGCCAGCCGCGCCGACCACGCGCATCTCCACGGCGACCAGGAGGGCGGCAGCTTGCATGCGGTCGCGACCAGCAGCGACGCCGGCTTCCTGAGCGCGGCCGACAAGGCCCGGCTCGACGATCTGCCGCCGCAGACCTACGCGCGCCAGGGCGGCGACCCCGACGACTGGGCGGTGGCGGGGACATCCGCCCAGGCGGTGGACGCGCTGCTGACGCAGGTGGGGGTCATTCTCGCGACCGCCGATCCCGACTGGGGGTCGAGCGGCGTGACGGTGACGACGATCACGTTTCCGGTCGCATTTGGCGGGACGCCGGTGGTGCTGCTGACGTGCTTCCCGGTGCTCGCGCGCGGGACGGTCGTCAACCTGGGGACGGTGGCGGCCGCCAGCTGCACGATCTACGTGACCACGGCCGACCTGGTCGGCAGCACAGTGGACGTCCACTGGCAGGCCGTGGGACCGCCGCCATAGGCCGCCCTGTGTTCAGGCGGCGGCCGCCGCGTGCGGGAGCGGGGCCACCACCGGCGCCCGGTCCGCAAGCACGATCGCCAGCGCCACGCCGTAGGTACTGGCGACCAGCGCCCACTCCCACCCCAGCCAGGCGTCCGCAAACACGCCGGCCCAGCTCGCCACCGCCAACAGCAGCGCCTGGCGGCGCGTAGTCAGCGCCAGGAACAGCGGCAGGTGGTCGTAGCTGCTCCCGGCGAACTGCGGCGCGAGCGCTAGAAACAGGACCAGGCGGACGCGCGGGTCACGCCAGCGGAGCAGGCCCAGCGCCAGCAGCGGCACGGTCACGAGCGGCGGGCTGTGGCGGCCCTGGCCGAGGTTGTGGAGCCACGCCAGCGGCCAGGCGGGCCAGATCAGCAGACTGACGAGCGCGACCAGCCCCACGCTCAGCAGCGCCCGCCAGGAGGGCCGCCAGAGCCACAGCGCGGCGCCGATCGCGGGTTTCGCGGTGAGAACACCGCCGAGCCAGGGCAGCGCGGCAGCGGCCGTGAGGAGCGGCGCCCACTGCGCGTAGACCAGCGCGATCCACAGCGGCGCCGCGAGCAGCATGCCGAGCAGCGCCGGGTGCCGGCGATAGACCGCCGTGAGCAGCGCCACCGACAGGCCCATAAACAGCGCGGCGGCCAACGGGTCGGGCAGTGGCGTGAGCGGCGCGACCAGCAGCAGCGCCGGGAGCGGATAGTACAGCACCTGGTCGCCTGGGTACGGATGGCCCGGCCCGATCGTCGCATCGGCGTAGGGATTGCCGCCGGCCAGGAGCAGCCGTGCGCCGCGCAGCGGCCAGGTGAGGTCGCCGGCGTGCCCGCGCGCAACGAACACCGCCAGGCAGAGCCCGGCGGTGACGAGGCCGGCGATCGCGGCCCACGGCAGGGCCGGGCGATCGCGCTGGTGTGGTTGTTTGTTCGTCTTTATGCTCTATGCTCTATTCTTTATTCTCTCTACTCAATTCCCAATTCTCCTTAGAGCGGCGGCGCGCGGCGGATCACAACCCCCGCGCGCCGCAACCGGTAGTAGACACTGGCCCAGGTCATCCCGAACTTTCGCGCGATCTCGGACACGCACATCCCGCCGGCGAAGTTCGCCAGGATCGTCGCGGTCTGGACATGGTCCCACGTCGCGCGCCGAAAGCGCACCCCCACGCGTCCGAGCCGCCCGTACACGGCCCCCGCGCGCATCCCGTACTTCCGCGCGATCTGGGTGCCCTTCATCCCGCGCTCGTAGTCCGCACGCAGCTGCGCGGTGGATACGAGTGGCCGGGGTCGTTTCGGCGGTTCCTCCGCCTTCGGTTGCTTGACCGCACCGCGCCGGCGCCGTGGCACGCCGGCCACGATCAGCCGCTGCTGCACATTCTGCTTGGTGGTCTGGTGACGAGCGGCGATCTCGCGCAGCGACGCCCCCCCCGCGTACTCCGACGCGAGCACCTCGATTGGCGTCGCCGGTCTCTTCCCCCTGCCCATCGCACCGCTCTCTGGTCGTTGGTTGCTCGCGGGCCTCAGCGCAGCGCTCGGCTTATGCCGTCTTTGCTTCGGGCGCCTCTTTGCGCACCTCCGGCGCGCCGATCTCCGCCAGCACCGCCTGGGTTTTCTTGACCTTTTCCATATAGACTTTGTAGCGCTCGCCCGAGTAGCCCGGCAGCCCCTTCGCGATCTCACTCGGCGCCACCCCACGTGTCAACGCCGCGGTGATCATGAGGTTTTTCGTGTGCGATAGGGCGCGGCAACGAAGTCCGCTGCGTACTTCGCCATGATGGCCAGTAGCAGTGAAGCGACTGCGCGCCCGGCCGACCACGCATCAGGTGCCACAACTGCGGCGATGGCGATCGTACGCGCGGCGTAGTACAAAAATGCCACGATCGTCGCCCACATCAGGAGTACCAACGCCGTATCGCGCAGCACATACAGTCGCTCGATCAGGCTTGTGGGCCATAATTCCGCCGTCGCCGTATCAAGCGATGCCAGCGACATCGCTTCGGCCCCAATGAATCTGAGTAGATCGGGCCTCGGCTCGAACCACTCGCCCTGTTTGCGAGTAAACCGCAGGTGTAGTTCGCGCTCTTCGCGCTGTCCGCCGTCCATCACGGCCAATAACACCAACTTGGTGGCATGTGCCGTCTGAAGATCGGAAAGTCGCTGGGTCGGTTTTTTCGAGACACCGATTTTAATTGCCTTCGAGCTGGTGTCTTGGATGAAATAGATCATGGTCTTCCTCCTACCCTTCGTCGGTTCCCACGTCGGCCAAGATCCCCTTGACCCGTTCGACTTTCGTCGCGAAATCTTGATAGCGCTTGGGGGTATACCCAGGCAGTTGCTTGGCGACCCGGCTCGGCGCGACACCCTGCACCAGGTGTGCAGTGATATAGACCGCCTCATCGATCGTTACCTCGCTCGTAACGTCGTTCCCTTTGGTAACGTCGCGTCCCACTGCGGTAACTTCGCTGGGAACGATGGGTAACGGTGGTTGCTGGTCGTTCCCATGGGCCGTTACGCGTGGGCCGGGCGATTGCCAGCGCCCCAACCGATCGCGCGGCTGCTCGGCTGGCACAAGCAGATCCTGACCACGTGCCCACAACGAACGCACCGCGGATCGAATCAGCCGGCCGAGGGGTGTTTCGTAGTAGGCGAGCGCGCCGAGCGTAAACATTGCCATCCAAAATCCGAGGTCGTTCATGTGGCACCTCCGTTCTAGTCGTCGCGTAGCAGCCGGTGTGGACCGTAGGACAGCAGATAGCCCAGGGCGAGCGAGAGCACCAGCGCCCAGATCTTCGCAATCCGTGGCTCCATGTCGAACGCGACCGCCAGCATCTTATAGGCCGGCGTCTGGTCGATTTTGAGAACATAGCCCCAGAGCCCACCGGCGTTGAGTAGTGTATCCACGCCGACGGCGACCCAGCCAAGCGCATCGTCGCCACGGCGGTCGTTGAACACCAGTCCCTTGGCCATGAACAGGAACAATTCGAGCGCCAGGGCGATCAGGTAGCCTTGGTAGTCCGTGCCGCCCAGCGCCTGAACGCACCAGAGTGTGGTGATGTAACTGAAGATCGCGGCGATGCCGCCGGCGACCTTGCGGCCGCTCAGCGTCGGCGCGAAGTCGCGGATCGTGCGGCGGTTCTGCGTAGCCATGTAGAACATCCCTTCTACGTGGCAGAGCGTGCTAGAATCGCACGCTTGCCATTGCGTCTCTAAGCCAGTCCAATGGTGAGCACCGCGCCGGCCGCCGTGTCGTGGTGGCCGGCGCATCCGTGGCTAGTCGGTTCGGTCGAGCAGCGCCTGAACGTGATCCGCGGCGGCGATCATCTCAGACAGGCGAAACATCGTGCTGTCCGGGCAGCGCGCTAGTGTCACCCGCATCGCCGCCAGCCAGGCTCGCGCAGGCTCGCGCGGGTCGGATGGCGGGGGTTGGACCGGGACGGGCAGAGCGGGCGCCGGCGCCGGCGCGAGCATCCCCTCGATCGCCTCGGCGATGACGGCAAAGGCCCGATCGCGCGCGCCCCGATCGGCGATCTGGCGCGCGAGCTTGTAGGCTTTCTGGTACAGCGCGGGTGAGCGCATCGGCCCTGCGTCAGCGGCCTGGTCGAGCAGCTGCTGCACGGCCTGGCTGTATGAATCGTCGGCGACGATGGCGGGCGTCTGAGCCGGCGGCGCGGGCTGGGCGGGCGATGGGAAGCCCCGACGCTGCGGCGGCGGCACGGGGTCGTCAGGGCCGAGCGGGCGAGCGGGGGCGGCCTGCTTGACCTTCTGCTGGTAGGTCGTGCCGCCGCGCTTGACCGTACGAGACTCGGGCGCCATCTGGGGAAATTCCCCAGATGGGCGGGCACCTACGCGCGCCCGCGCCGCCGCGACCGTCTTGTGATCGCAATGTACCTGCTCTGCGATTCGGCGATCGCTCCATGTTTTCCATTCCTCATCCGCGAGCATCCGCGCGATCGAGCGCTGCAAATCCTCGCGCCGGCGCGGCAGGCCGTGCGTGTCGTTCGCCCCCATCGCATACAGAACCGCATCGCGACGCGTCCCTGATTGCACGTTGGCGCGGATCGCGTCGCGGCCGATCTGGAGCGCGGCCGCGACGCGGTGGAAGCCATCGGCCAGCCAGTAGTCGGTGCCGTCGTGATAGACAACAATCAGCGGAAATTGCGCGCCCTCCCGCATGGCCGCTGCGTACTTCTCAACAGTCTCGTCATCCAGTCCGGCGCGCGCCTGCGTGCCGCCGTCGGCGCGAATCTTATCGAGCGACAGCTCGGGCGCGGTACTGAGTGCAAACCTCGGTCCCTGCTCATACTGCTCGATCGTTGGCGCACTGATCGCGGGTCGTTTAGCGGTCATTGCGCGCATGCTCCTTTCCCGCGACCGGCCACCGTGCCATCACCTCCTCGGCCAGCGCGGCATAGGCCCTGGCGCCCGCGCTGTCGCCGGCGTAGGCGGCGATCGGCTGCCCGGCTGCCGGCGCTTCCGCCAGCCGCGTGCTGAGCGGGATGGTCGTGGCGAACACGAGCGCGCCGTAGGCATCCCGCGCGGCCCGCTCGATATCGCGGCTGAGACTGGTGCGCTTATCCACCATGGTCACCACGATGCCGCCGATGTGCAGCGCCGGATTGATCGCGCGGATCTCCGCGATCGTCTCGCTCAGGCCCGCCATCGCGTCCAGCGCGAACCAGTGCGCCTGGAGCGGCACCAGGATCGTGTCGGCGGCGACCAGGGCGTTGGCGGTCAGCAGGCCCAGACTCGGCGGGCTGTCAATCAGGATGTAGTCGTAGCGCTCGCGGGCGCACCGCAGCGCCGTGCGCAGCAGCAGCTCGCGGCCGTATTTGCTGGCCAGGCGCGACTCGGCGCCCGCGAGCCGCATGGTCGCCACAATGAGGTCGACGCCGTAGTCGGTCGTGACCACGGGCAGCTGCGCCGCCAGGGTCGGGTTGATCAGCAGCTCGTAGACCGTGGGGTCGTCGGGGCCGACGGTCACGCCGAGCGCGGCCGTCAGGTTGCCCTGGTGGTCGGTGTCGACCAGCAGGACGCGGTTGCCGGCGCGTGCCAGCTCCATGCCGAGCGATGCCGCGGTGGTGGTTTTGCCGACGCCGCCTTTTTGCAGCGCCAGGGCGATGGTGATAGTCAACGTGGACTCCTTTGCGATGATAGGTAGATAGATTCCTTCGGTCCTACAGCGGGTCGATTCCGACGTCCAAACAGGCCGCGATCCAATCGTCGATCGCGGCGATGGTCTGCGCCCGGCCGATGTCCCGCCGGAGCCGGGCGATCGCCGTATCGTTGCCGCGCCAGCACGGCGCATGGATAACATAGGCCAGGTACTCTCGGAGCAGCGCCAGCTGCGCCGGCGTCAGCGGCGGGCCTTCGCCCAGCACGGCGGCGTGATAGGCCATGACCAGCGCCGGCAGCACGCCGCTCACGTCGTCGCCCCAATAGGCCGGTAGACCCAGCGGCGGGCGGTAGGCCGGGAAGGCATGCACGGGGCCGGTCTGCATCAGCGCGCTGACGAGCACCGTGGTGCTGCCGGTCACGCGGTGGGCCGGGATCTTGTCAGATGGCATGCGTATCCTCCTCTCCCTGCTCCTGCTCCTCACGATCGCGCTGCTCGTCGAGGCTATCGAGCGCGCTGAGTGCGGCCCGCAACTCTCCTCCGTTCGCGGCCGAGCACCGATACGAGTCGCCCTCGAACGTCCCCCGCCACGCGACCTGGCGCGCGGCGGCGATCAGGCGATTCCGCGCCTCACGTTCGTATTCGTCCGGCTCCACTACCATGGGGGCGATCGCCAGCTCGCCCTCCATCTGGTCGAGCAGCGCGGTCAGGTAGCTGATCAGCATCAGCCGCGGGTGGCCATCGGTGCCGTGGTGGACGTCCTTCGCATAGGTCTGCGCGAGCGCAATCTCCTGGCGCTCGCGGTCGCCCAGCAGGTCAGTCCAGGTCATGCCTCTCTCCTCCTAGATATCCTTGTGAAACAGCTTACAGTGGCCACAGTAGCGCTGCGCCACGTCCTGCGGGTTGTAGCTGGTCTTGCCGCACAGCAGGCAGGTGATCGCGCGACCGTCGGCGGCGATCGTGAAGGTGGCCTGGCCGCGCGGCTGCTCCAGCGCGATCCCCAGCAGCGCCAGCAGCTCGTCCGGCGTCCGATCGAAGCCGCCCCACACCGTATCGCTGGTGTGCCCGCCCAGCTCGTCCTGGGTCAGCGCAATCGCGCTGCGCTCGATGGCCCGCAGCGCCCGGCAGTGGTCGGCGGCGAGTGTGAGCAGACCGACCAGGCGGTGATAGTTGTCCTGGCTGATGATGTTCATGGTATCTGCTCCTCTTCATCAAACATGCCCTTCTGGCCAGCCTTGCGCAGCTTGACCGACTCGGGCACCGGCTGCGTGTATTTACAATCGGGCCACTGCGAGCAGCCCCAGAACGGCTCACCGGTGTCGCGGTTGATCCGCTCGACGAGGGGCCTGCCACACACCGGACAAGGCTTGGTGATCATGCATCCCCCCGCTGCGCCGCGCGATATGCCGCCAGCGCTTGGTCGAGCTGAGCGGTCGCCGCCGCCAGCTCAGTTTGCTGGGCCGGGTCGATCCTGGCCACCCGCTCGACCGCCGCAGCGACCGCCCGCGCCGCCGCGTTGACCGCGTTGGCCTTGGCCTGCTCGGCCTCCCGCTCGGCGTCCGCCAGCTCCACCCGACCGTGGACCACCCACTGGTCCGAGGCATCGCCGCGCGCGGGGTCGCGAAGCACCACCTGGCCGCCACTCACGCGATTGAGATAGGTCGCGAGCTGCTCGACCTGTCGCTGACTGCCGGCGATGATGCGGATCTTGCCGACGATCATGGCATACCCACGTGCGCCCGATTCCACGCCGCCAACGCCGCATCCAGCGCCGCTTTGAGCGCCTGATAGTCGCGCTCGAGATCTTTCCCGCCCAGCCGCCACAGCGTCGACTCGTCCGGCTCGCGTAGCAGCGTCAGCTGATTGGTCAGGTCGATCGCGGCCTGGCGCAGTGCGGCGGCGCCGGCGACCTCGATCCGCATCAGCTCGATGCGCGCCTGTTTGCGGTGGAGCTGCGCATACAGCGGCGCGGTGTGCTGCTCGGCCTGCTCGGCTCGCTCCCGCTCGGCGCGACACGCCGCCAGCAGTCGCTGACAGGTCGATGTGAGCAAGGTGATCTTCTCGGCCGCGCTCAGCTGGTCGTCGGCGGTGGCCAGCGCGAGTACCTGGTCGATTTGCTCGAGTTCATCGTTCATCGTTCATCGTTCCTTCGGCCGGCGCTTCCCCGTTCAGCCACGGGTGACCGGGATAGTGCGCGCGCAGCCGCGCGATGATGCGCGCGCGGATGATCGGCCACTGCGGCCCGAACTCAGGCGTAGCAGGCGGCAACGGCATACGCTCATCGAGATCGATGATAAAGAGCGGCCGGCCGATCTGGCTGCGCGGCATCGTCAGTGCCAGATGGCCATGCAGATGCGGCCAGTAGAAGCGATGTCGTGCATCATGGCGGCGCGGGCGCGGACGGTAGCTCATCCCCGTTCTCCAATCACGAACGTTTCATCCTCAAACAATGGCAGCTCCCGCCACCCCGCCAGCCGCAGTCGGAGCGCCTCCGGCAGCGGCGCCCGCCAGCCGCAGTCGCCAGCCGATGAGCATCCGGCGATGCGCCGTCGGGCAGCGCCGGGCCTGGACAGCGCCCCGACAGGCCGGGCAGGGCCGGGCGATGGCGACGGACCGGCCGCATCAGGGCTGGTTCGCCGCGCGTGCCAGGTTGAGCGCCAGTAGCCGCGCCAGGATCTCATCGTCGCTCAAATCGTGCGGCCAGTCATACGCATCAAAGACGGCCGCGTCGAGCCGGCGGTGCGCCTCCACGAGCCAGGGCGGATTTTCGTTGTAGAGGCTCGTCAGGGTGCGCTTCAACGGGTCGCGGTTATCGCGTGCGGCCTTGGCCCGAACAGGATCGGGCTTATCCGGTTTGGGCGCGTCGGTCGGCGCATCCCACAGGTTCTTGTCTACCGGCAGCGTCCAATCATCGGGCCACGGCAGATCCCACTGCGCGAGAAGGATGCTCCAGTCCAGGGTCGCCAGTTCGGGATGCATCATGGCAAGTAGGCGCGTCAAGGCATGTTGGATTGCCGGTGTCTTTAGAATCGCCGGGCCGCTGTCACGAAGCGTCCAGCGCACCCCATCGACAGTAAACAGCCACCAGTGCGCGATGCAGGGGGCGCACAGACCGCGCGCCGTCCTGGCGGCCCTGACGGATTCAAATGGGTGGTTTTCCTCTGCCGCGTCGGGCGCACGGACCATACAGGACACCCCACAGCGCGCACAGGGCACGATGCTGAGCGGGGGCAAAGCTGGCGCCTCTGTCGGTTTTTTCTTCTTGTGCGTCATAGCACCCTCATAACAGCCTCACGGCGCGCGGCGGCCCGCTCTTCCCGATGCATGGCCTCATAGCACGACCGGCACTTATTGCAGGTATAGTGCGGCGCGCCGCAGATCTCGCAATCGGCGCGCGTCGCGGGGGTATACGGCCGTCGTGTCGTGCCGATGAGGCGCCGCGCCAGCCGGTGCATCAGCGTGTTATGGCGCTTGTTGTACTGCTGCTTTGTGAGCCCCAGGCAGGCCGCGACATCAGGCACCGGGAGGCGCTGCGCATAGCGCAGTGCGATGATGCGACGTTCCTGCTCATCACACTGCGCGAGCGCGGCTTTCAGCAGCGCTGCGGCCATCGCTGAGTCGCACGCCTCGATCACGGCCTCAATACCGCCGTCGTTGGCGACCTCTTTCTGCCGATCAATCGGCAAGGTCGAAAAGACATCCGCGAAAGTATATGTCGCGCGCCGACGGGCGGACCGCCAATAGTTCAAGACGCACAGCCGCGCCACGCTCAGCAGCAGCGCATCAGGACGCGGGTGGCCCTGCCACAGCCCGAGCGCTTTCTCGAACGTCGCGCTCGTCAGATCCTCGGCCACATGCCAGTCGCACACACGTGTCAGCACATAGCCGAACACATGCGCGTGCTCCTGCTCGTAGAGTGTGGCGAAGTCGCTCACAATCGCTCCTCCGTGCTGATCACCCGCACCCCGCGCTTCTGGGCCGCATCGCGGATGTCGGGGTCGCGGGTCAGGATGGGCACCACGCACAGGTACGCGGCGCTTGCCACATCGGCGGCGCACGCGAAGATCGCCATGCGCGTGGTCCGCTCCGGTCGCAGGTACAGCACGCGGTAGCCGTCGCCGGTCGACGCCCCCGCCGCGTCGAAGTAGCTATCGGGTAAGCTCACGATGCCGCTCCTCTCGTGCGTGGCGCCGCCGCTGGCGCCAGGGCGATGGCCATCTTGCGGGCACAGGCCGCGCAGATCGGGGTCAGTCGCCAGCCGTCGCCGTCGCAGCGGATGACGCCGATGCCCGCCGGCTGGCCGCAGAGCCGCCCTGACGGCTGGCGGATGTCGCACGGCAGCGCGGGGGTGAAGTGGAGCGTCATGGCGCACCTCGATGCTGCTGGTTGTAGGGCGGCTCGAAGTGGCGGATGTAGTAAATCTCGGCCGCACGCAAGTCGCCATCGATATGCACTACATCGATAAACAGCTCCGCGATCGGCATCGTGGCGATGCATATCCCGATCTGCGTCCTTGCGCTGATATGATTCGCGATGCGTCGCTGGAGGCTGCGTGTACATTGCCCCACGTAGATCCGGCGCTCATCGGCCAGCACCATGTAGACGAAGCGACCGCTCGTATCGCGGCGTCGCTCAAGCACGTCGGCCAGGCGAAACGTCTCTGCGCGGACGATGCGCCAGCTCGCGACGCGCGGTCGTGGGATGAAGAGACGCAGCCAGCGGGAGAGCGAAAAATCGGCCATGCAGCCCTCCTCAATACCCGTCCGGCGGGCGGTACGTCAGCGTCATAAACTTGGTCGTCGGCGCGTCGAAGCGCAGCGGCACGACGCCCAGCGGTCCGTTGCGGTGCTTCGCGATGTACAACTCGGCCAGGCCCTTTTTGTCGGTGTCGCGGTCGTACAATTCTTCGCGGTGGATAAACAGCACCAGGTCCGCATCGGCCTCGATCTGCCCCGATTCGCGCAGATCCGAGAGCAGCGGCACGTGGCTGGCGCGCTGCTCGACGGCGCGGCTGAGCTGACTCAGCGCCAGCACCGGGCAGCGCAGCTCTTTCGCCAGCGCTTTCAGGCCGCGCGAGATGTCGGACACCTCCTGCGTGCGGTTGCCGTCGCGGCGGGCCGTGCTCATCAGCTGCAAATAGTCGACGACGATGAGGCCGATCGGGCCGTGCTCGGCCTGAAAGCGCAGCCCGGCGGTGCGCAGCTGCTCGGCCGACTGCGCCGGCGTCTCATCGATCCAGATCGGCAGATCACCGACTTGGCCGAGGCTGCCGACGTAGGCCGTCAGCTGCGTGGTGCTCAGCGCACGCTGGCGCACGGCCATGAGATCCAGATCGGCGTGCATCGCCGTGATACGCTGGGCCAGCTGGTCGCGGCTCATCTCCAGGCTGAACACCAGTACATCTTGCCGGCTCAGCTCGGCGACATTCACCGCCACGGTCATCGCCAGCGCCGATTTGCCCACGCTCGGCCGCGCGGCCAGGATAATCAGATCCTGCGCGTGCAGCCCGCCGGTCAGATCGTCCAGGTCGCGCAGGCCGGTCTGCTGGCCGGGCGGTACATCGCGCGACAGCTCGTCATACAGCGCGGCGGTGATCTGCGCGATCGGGGTGAGCGCGCCGTCGCCCGGCCGCGCCGTCGCCTCCAGCAGCAGCTGCTGGGCGCGCGCGATCGTGACCTCGATGTCCTGCTCCTCGTCATAGCCCAGCGCGGCGATCTTGCCGCCGGCGGCGATCAGGCTGCGCAGCAGCGCGGTGCGTGCGACGATGCGGGCGTAGTACTCGACGTGGTACGAGGTCGGCACCGCGTCGGTCAGATCGGCCAGGTAGGCGATGCCGCCGATCGGATCGAGGCGGCCGCGCCTTTTCAGCTGCTCGGCGACCATGCGCAGATCGGGCGGGGTGCGCGCCGCATAGCACGCCAGGCACGCCTCGTAGACCCAGGCGTGCTTTTCCAGGTAGAACGCGGCGACGGGCAGCCAGGGCGCGACCGCGACCATGGCCTCGCGATTGAGCAGCAGCGAGCCCAGCGTCGCGCGCTCGGCGTCGATACTGGCGGGCGGGCTATGCTCCATTGCGGCACCCCGGCGCGGGCAGCTGGCGCAGCTGCGCCGCGATCTGGGCCGGGGTCAGCGCGTCCTGCGCCGGGCGCCAGATCGTGCGCGACGGCAGGGGGCGGTTGGCGGTCGGATCGGGCCGTGGGGCGGGCGCGGCGCGGGCCGTGGGGCGTTCGTTGGGCCGCTTGCCGGAAGCCCAGATCTCCACCAGCCAGAAGAATTTATTGCGCACCCCCGGCCAGTCGCGGCTGAGGTCGGCCTCGAAGTCGGCCAGCGTGCCCACGCCCGCCTGCACGACCTGGCGAGCCTTCGGCTCGTGCATGTCCGGGTGGGCCATCAGGCGCGTGTACAGCGGCTCCTGGGTGATCGACTCGCACGCGCGCGGCTGCTGCTGCTGGTTTAAAACATGATCTACCATGCAGCCGTTTTCTACACGATCATGGATAGCGGGGGTGCTTACCGCATCTGGTTGCGGCGACTCCGCTGATTCCGCCGTTGATCGCGCAGCCGGCGCCCGTTCGGGGCGATCAGGCGCTGCAATCGGGTCGGCCAGTGGGGGGTCGAGTGGGCGATCAATCCATGGCAGATCGCTCTGGGATGCGCCCCATGAGCGATCAGGATTCCATGATCGCTGGAGGACGACAATCAGGCTCCCGCGCGACGTGGTGACGCGCTCGATCAGCCCCTTGGCCTCCAGGCGACGCAGCAGCGCCGGCAGCTGGCCAGCGGATTCGATCTCGGCCGCATCGGCCAGCGCGCGGTTCTTGGTCGGGATCGCGGTGCCCAGCGGCGCGGCGCGGCACAGCACCTCAAAGAGTCGGCCGATCGCATCCAAAAACGGATTGAACCGGCTTGACGTCGCATTGTCCCCATGGTATAGTTTTGTCATCTCGATGACTTTCTAAGTTGCGGCCGGCACAATGCTTACCTGGCGAGTGCCGGCCGCGGCGATTCACAGCGCCGCGTTCGTGGCGGCATTCCTTCCCCCGTGGGATCTCCTTTGTCTCCCCTCACGCCACCGACCGCGCCCGCTGCTGATCTGCGGCGGTCAGCGCCTCCCAGCGGCGGATGCAGCGGGCGTCCAGCACCGCCGAGCGCGCCGCCCAGTCGTCGGCCGCCCAGTTCTCGGCGTTGAGGCGCACGCGCTCGGCAACGCCGTCGATGTACGCCGCCAGCGCGGGCGATGGCGCCTCGAGCGCACGCAGACGCGCGACGTAGGCCGCGAGATGAGTCTGCATGGTTATGCCTCCTCCTGCTCGATCCGCCACTGCGCAGCCAGCGCGCGCCCGTACGCCAGCCACAGGGCGTGCTCAGGCGGCGTCAGCGCTTCGCCGCGGTCGAGCTTGGCCTCGATCGCCCGCGTCTGCCGTTTCAGGTCCGCCACGCGGGCGATGATGGTCTCCAGCGGGGTCACCGGTCATCCTCCAGGTCGTACAGATGACATTCGGGCGCTTTCGCGTCGAAGTCCCGATCGCCGCGCACGTGCCCGTCAGCGTCGCACCAGTAGCAGGAGGCGCCGATGCGTGTGCGGTAGGCCTGCGGCGGGCGCACCGATGCATAGGCGCGCCCGTTGGTCGGACAGATAAAATTCACCTGGTCGTAGTCGCCGTCGGCGCGTCGGGCCACCGCGGTCGATGGTACAGTTGCCATTTCACAAAACTCCCCGTACAATGTGCATGCGCCGACGTCGACTCCCCGTCGGCGCGCATAGAAAACCCCAAACGACATACCAGGAGATCAGCCTCGCATGCGCTCGCGGCGCCGGCGGGGCTGTGCCATGCGCGTGGCGTAGCGACTCGCTGCGCGCATGGACTCATCTCACCTATCGGAACATTGCCCGCAAATAGACACCTCCTCTCCGCTCTGCTCCTGAGTCCATCTCGCGATCCGCCCTGGTCAAAGCGGTATCCGCACGCGCGGTCTATCCACGGCGGCCCGCGCGCCTGCGTCCCATCAAACGTGAGGCACAAGCGCCCGCGTCGTCGTCGGCTAACCGCTGCTATAATGCCCATCGGCTGGTCGGGTCGGTGTGGGTGGCGGCGCGTGTGGTTGAGACATGCGCCGCCCGTTGAGTCCTCCTCGGACGCCTCCACGTCCACGGTCCGGTATAGGTCGGTGGTTGTATCCTCCTTTAGCTCACGGGTCGTTGCACGGCCCGCGCGGCTGGGCTGCGCCTGGATTGCGCAGCCCAGCCGCCCGTTCCGCGCGGATACGCGCGAGGGTATCGCCCTGTTTGCGATAATGGAGGATGGTCTTGGAGGTCCGAAGCACAACCGCCCTGGGGACACTGAACGAGTCAGTGTCGATCCTGGAAACCCTGGACTCGTATGGGGCCTATATGGCCGGTCGGAAGGTGCGCCCGCGCTCGCGCGATGCCTACCGGCGGGATCTGTGTGCCTATGCGCGCTGGCTCGGCGACGCGGCGACGGTGGCCGCGACCACGCCCGAGACGGTCATGCGCTATCAGGAGTCACTGGCGCACCTGGCGCCGGCGACGATCGGCAAGAAGCTCACGGCGATTCGGAGCTGGGCGCGCTGGTGCATCAAGGTCGGTCTACGAATCGACGATCCGACGCTGGCCGTCGAGTGGCCCGAACGCGACGAGCCGATCGCGCGGGCGCTGAGCAGCGCCGAGCTCACACGCCTGGAGTGGTGGCTCGATCGGCCGCTGCCGCTGCTGGATGTGCGCGGGGCGCGCATGCTGGCGCGGGATAAGCTGGCGGTCCTGCTGATGCTCTACGCGGGCCTGCGCCTGGCCGAGTGCGCCGGGCTCACCTGGCGCCTGATAGACCTGGACGCGGGGATGTTAACCATCTCGCGTGAGACCGCGAAGGGCGGCCGGCCGCGCGCGATTGCCTTGCACGACCGGCTGAGCGCGGCGCTGCGGGCCGTCGAGCCGCCCAGGCGGCATGGCGCGGTCGTGGGCCACAAGGATGGGCGGTGCCTGAAGGCGAAGTCGCTGGCCCACACCTTTGAGCGCCGGCTGCGTGAGGATGCCGATCTCGAGATCACGGCGCACCAGCTGCGCCATACATGCGCCACACAGCTCCTGTGGGCCGGCGCAAATATCCGCGAGATCCAACGCCTCTTGGGACACCGGCGCCTGTCGACGACCGAGCGCTATTTAGCGCTCGATTTAACCCAGCAGCGGAAGGCGGTGGCGCTGCTCCCGGATCGCTTCACCGTGCGGTAGTTCTGGGGGTCGAATCCCCGTCGCTCCACCAGAAGTCCCGCATTCCAGCGTCGCCGTGTCGTGACGCTGGAATGCCTCTGTTGTACTCGCCAGCCGATGCGAGGAGTGCCCCATGCAAAGCAACCCGGCACATGCGTATCGCCCAGTGATTATCCGCGTGACCGATGTGTTGTGCAGCCGCGCGGATGCGAACGGTGAACTGGAGATCACGAACCGCGAGATCGGGCGCCTGGTCGAGTGTTCGATCGGGTGTCTACCGGCGGTGTTGCGGCAACTCGAAGCCGATGGCGTGATCGAGCGCCGCCCCGGCACGCGTGGGACGCACATCCGCGTCCTGATGAGTGCGCCCGTGTCGCCGAGCCTGCGGATCGATCCCGCGATCAAGCAGGGGACGCCGCGATCACAGCCACGGCGAACAGCGACACGCCCAGAAACGGCGGGCCTCCTTGGACAGTTGCGTGAGCTGGAACAGATGTGGAAGCGTGGATCGTTGACTGACGAAGAGTTCCAGGACTTTAAGCAGCTACTACGACAAACGGTGACGAAAGCCCCAGCTCAGCGATGACAATCTCCTTAAATGCGTAAAGCTCATCATCGGTGAGTGATCCACGCTTCCACATCGCGGTAAGTCGCTCGAATTGATTGCTTAGGAAGAAATACGTTAGATAGCCCATAGATACGTCCTTGTCTCCAAAAGAGATGCGTCCTCACGCAGCGCCACATCGCACCCGGCGCCGCGCGTCGTCACCCCGGCCCAGCGGCGCGGGGTGGTGAGTAACAAGATACAACATCAGTTGTTAAGGTGCGACCCGAGTTAAAAATCAGATAACAACTATCCGTCGCCCCGCCCGCGACCCGCACCGCCTCACGGCGCTGCGCCGGTCTATCGGTGATGCCCCGTCCCGCATCGTTGCTTCGTCGCATCGTCGTAGGGAGGGGCACATGGTCGCGAAGAAATCCTGGTCGGTCGGACAGATCGCCTTGCTGGTCGTGGTCGTCGGCGCCGTCGCTGGCCTGGCTGTTGCCGTTGTGCTCTTGCTGCGCCCCGCGCCAGCCGGTGTGCCGGCCGCGCCAGTCGCTGAAGTCGCGACGGTCGCGGAAGTGGCCGCGCCGACGGTCGATCCGCATGTGGGCTGCGCGGACGAAGCCGCGCCGTTCCTGACCGATGTCCAGAAGTTGGCCGATGAGTGGGACGACGCCAACACGCTGGCAGGCTCGACGCCGCGCGCCAGCTTACCACCGCAGATCGACAAGTTACAGGCGCTGCGGCGCCAGACGAAGGCGCTAGAAGCGCCGGAATGTGCGTTTCTCGTGAAACAGCGCTTAATTGACAGCATGGACAACACCATCAACGGCTACATCGCATTTCTGGCCCAAAAGCCCGATAGCGACGTGAGTAAGCTGTTTGATCAGGCCAGTAGATCACTCGCCGACTTCTTTCGTGAAGTTCAGGCGCTGAAGTAGCATCGCTCGGCACGTCGGACGCCTGGTTAACGCTCGGTTGAAAACTCGCCGTCAGTGGCCTTGAACTCGGTTTACAATGGTATCGGCGTATCTCTGCGTGGTCGCGCGGGGGTGCGGGGTACATAGTGCGGAGCGCACGCCTGCAAGCTATCGGCGCCCCGCACAAATACTAACCCCCAGTCGCGCTCAGTCTTAACTCAGCGGCGTGGCTGGGGGTTAGTATGTCTTTCGGATTATACGATGAGTCCGCATCGCCCCCATTTTCATCGATCAGATCCCGGATCTTGACCCCCAACGCGTTCGCGATGGCCTCTAACGTTCGTATGCCGGGATCTTCCGTCGTGCCCTTCCAGATCCCGTACATGGCCGTGTTCGACAGATCCGCCTTGCGGGCCAGCCGCGCAGCGTTCCATCCTCGCGCCTCAGCGACCTCTCTGACTCGTAGCTTCATTGTTTGAACCCCCTCTTGCTGCATGTACCTCATCTTAATCCATGCAATTCCTTCTGTCAAGTACTTGACAACAGTACACGCCGGGTGTATAATTCTTCTTGACAGATAACACCAAATAGTAACTTTCGCCCAAAGGATACCCACGCCAATGCCCCGCAACCGCGCCACCATCGCCCACATCGCCCACATCGCCCGCATCGAGGCCAGCCGCGATATCGTCGCGCAAGCGAGCGCTGAGGGCCTGGTCGCGCGGGGCGAGCGGCAGACGTGGCAGGACAATGCGCTCGAACGCGCGGGCGAGCTGGCGCAAGCGGGCAAGTGGCGCGAGAGCCGGCGGATCGCCGAGCACGCACGACAGGCATAGAGGAGCACACGACCATGCATCACACCATCACCGTTTCCCCCGATCGCTGCTACCAGCACACGATCCCGATCACCGCCGACTCAACCGCCGTGCTGATCACGGCCGACCCGGCCGACAGTGCGAATACCTGGTGCTCGCTGCTGGTCGACGGCGTGTACTATCATCTGGTCATGTGGAAGCACAGCATCGGGCGCCCCGAGATCGCCGCCGCGCTCGACGGCGCGCTGGCCGATGTGCAGGCGGCGATTGCCGCGCTCAAAGCGCCGCCCGCGCTGCCCGCCGACGCCTATGTGATCGGCGCCCTGGAGCGGCTGGCCGAGACCGAGGCCATGGCGGCGCGCGCCGCCCGCGCGGCCAAGCTGCCCGATGATGCGAAGTTCTTTCAGCGCGCCGCCAACGCGTACGGACGCGCGCTGTGCCACTTTCTGGCGGGCGTCCGGCCGACGCGCACGCCCAACGGCTACATCCTGCCCTCACAGCGACCGGGCGAAGCGCCGCACAAGCTGACCTTCGACGGCGATTGGATGTGCAGCTGCCTCGCCGGCGAGTCGATGCATTGGGCCAAAGCGCTGCTGATCGGCCTGGAGGTCGCGGCCGACATGCAGCGCGACGGCGACGGCGACGACGTGCCCGCGCTGCCCACGCGGCTGGTCGAGGAGGACGCGGCGCTGCTAGCGCTGCTGGCGTAGGGCCGACACGCGGGGCGCTGGCGACTGTGCTGGCGCCCCTCACAGGATAGAGGAGCAGGACCATGGGCTACTACAACGATCTCACCCTGGGCGACACCGACGACGACGGCGCGGCCGACGAGGGCTGGTCGATTGACGATCGCCGCCCCGCCTATCGCAGCACCCCGCCGGCCGGCAGCTGCCCTCAGTGCGGCGGCGATCACGCGCTGTCACGCTGTCCCCACATCTGCCGCATGGACGTGCTCGGCGTGCGCTGGACGATCTGCGGCGCGCCCAGCGATGGCCCCTGCGTGTGCGGCGTCATGGTCCGCGCCACCCCGCCCATCTCGCAGACGCTCACCCAGCTCCAGGCCGTACGCGACCAGCTCGACCTTGCCGATCGCGACCCGCTCGGCCCGCGCCAGATCGGTCGTATCCTGGTGGCGCTCGGCGTTCTCACCGATATTGTCGAGCGGATCGCGATCGAGGCCGATCCGCCCGCCGCAACCGAGGCCCGCTGATGTGCGACGCCCGCGCCTAGCGCTACAATGCATGGGCTGGCGGCTGATCACCCTCCAGGGCAAGGGAACGCCGCACGACAGCCGAGCACCGGGCCAAGGCCCGTCGCCCTGCTCACAACACTACCAGCACTCGCAACACTCGCAGCAACACCAGGAAGCCGGGCGGTCAATCGGGGCCGCTCGCAGGCAGCATAGAGGAGTCCCCAATGACCACCATGACCGTGATCTATCTCGGCATCCTTGTCACATTTGCAATCGCGTGGGCGCTGAAGAAACGGAGCTGAGCATGGCCTTTGAATGGGACCCCGCCGATCGCGCGGCGTTCCGGGTGGCGCTCATCGACCACCTGACGGCCGCGTTCCCCGGTGCGCTGATCAGCTGGGGGGAGTACGACCGGCGCCTGATCGTGACCTTCCCCGACGGGCGCGCCAGCTCGATCTGGGAACCAAACTTTTACTTTTCCAGGGGCGACTATTACAGCGACGCGACGCTGCTGGCGCAGGCGGCCGCCGCGATCGGCGCGGGAGTGGCGAGCTAACGCAGGAGGCCAGAGGGCAATCCTCTGGCCTCACAACCACCGGGGCGCGGCCACATCGCAATGACGCGCCCCAAGTAGAGGAATTGTATCATGCCCGCGAATAGAGAATAGAGAACAGAGAATAGAGAACCTGCAATTCGCAATCTGCAATTTGCAAAACGTAAACCGTGAAACGTAAAACGTGATCATTCGACTGGTCGCATCGTTAGAGATAGAAAGTGAGATCCCCATGAGCACCGACCCGATCAAGCCGGTCCCAGCCCCCAGGCCCAACGTCAACGATCGCCGCCCAGCCCCGGTCGCGCCGGCGCCAGCACCGACCCCCGCCGCGCCAGCTGCCCAGCCGCCCGGCGACACGCGCGAGGATGTCACCAAGCAGCTCCCGCCGCTGGGGACACGCACCCTCACTGACATCCTCGACTACCTTTGTCGCCCATTCCATCTGGGCTGGATCGAGCTGAAGCCGGGCGCGACCACGAAGGACAAAACCCGCGCGCTGGCGCTGGCCTATGTCGACTCACGGATCTACCAGAAGCGGCTGGACTTCCTGGCTGGCGTGGGTGGCTGGGAGGCGCACTTTGAGCCGTGGGGGCCGACGCGGATCATCTGCCGCCTGACCATCCTGGGCGTGACGAAGGAAGCCACCGGCGAGGGCAGCCCGAATGATGAAAACTGCGGCACGATCGCTGAGGCCCAGGCGTTCAAACGCGCCTGCTCGGCGTTCGGCTGCGGCCGGTATCTGTACGATTTGCCAGCGGTTTGGTTTGCCTACGACCAGGACCGCCGCGCCTTCGCCGACCCTATCGGCGCAGCGCGGCAGATCTACGAGCAGGCCGGGCTGCTGGGGAAGTAGGAGACAGGAGACAGGAGACAGGAGCATCGGCCGCGTGGTCGGTGCTCGCGGCATGGAGGGGGCTTTGATGAGCCGAACCGGACAGACCGTGCTGGGCGTGCTGCTCACACTGGCCGCGATCGGGCTGGTGGTGCTGGCTGATACCGCGTGGCTAGAGCGGCGCGCGTTGTACGTATCCTATTTGATGCTCCTTATCGGCGGTTGCATGCTCTTTTACGCTGCCGGCACGATGGCCGCGATACAGCGGCGCTGGCGGTCAGCGCGGTTCACGCCGGCGTCACGCCACACGGTCTACCTGGCCTGGTTCACGCGCATCCTGGCCGACCTGTGGCTGGTCTCGTTTATTGTTCGCGCACTGCTGCTGCTGCCACAGTGAGCAGCGCCGGGCCACTCGACACGGAGGCAACCGACCAATGACCGACCCTCACCCTGATCTCACCCGCCTGCGAGCCGAGGCGGCGCAGCTCCTGGCGGCGGTGCTCGCCCGTCTGCCTACGTCGCAGATCGGCGACCGGGCGCGGGTTATCGCCGACAGTCGCGCCGGCCGGCAATCGCCGCGCGTCGGCGACGTGGGGACGGTCGTCGCCATCTACCCCAAAGCGGAGTCCATGCTGGTCTACGGCAACTGTGTCGCGACGGCCTATCTGCTGGATTTCGGGCCGGACGCAGCATGCTGCGATGGCCGCGATACGTGGGCGTTCGCCGATGCGGACCTGGAGGCGGTGGAGGGGACGGCGCGGAAGAGGAAGAAGCGGTGAGCTGGTCGAAGGCGACAGGGCACGACGCCGGCGGAAGCGAATCCCGCCGGCGTCGCCGATTCGCCCGCCCGTGCTATAATTGAGGCCAATCAAACAGAAACCCGCCCTGGTCTGGAAACGGGGGCGGGTCTCTGTCTATCTTCAGTTATGCGCACTGGCGCGGTGCTATTGTCCCATCTCTGACAGGGGCTGTCAAGCGGGGCAGCGGTCGCGCGGGGCGCGATCGAGGTACGCATGCCCGCCGCTGATCCGACCGATGACGAGGCCGCGCTCAGCCACCTGCAGGAGCTGATCGCCCGCCATACCCGGCGCTTGCAGAAACTGGAACTCAAAGCCGCAACCTACGGGCCGCTGACATGCCCGGCGGAGATCGAAATGGAGATCGAGGATATCCGCGAGCAGATCGTCGAGCTGCTGCGCCGGGCCGACTCACTCCGCGAGCGGGTCCGCATCCAGCGCCGGCGGCTGATTGTGATTTGCGATCCCGCGATCGAGATCGCCGACAGCTTTCGGCGCGGGCTCCTGTGGGATCTTGGCGATACCTATGATGTGCTGACGGCATTTAGCAGTGCGGATGTGCTCACGATCGCCCGGAACTGGCCGGTCGCACTGCTGATCACGGAAGCGTGTGTGTCCGGTCGGCGCGATGCCTTCGATGTCGTGGCTCCATTCAAAACACATGCACCCAGCGCGCCGGTCATCGTCGTCACCGGCGTGCTGGAGATCGACCTGGAGGCACGGGCGCGCCAGCATGGTGGCATTGATGTTTTTCTGAGAAAGCCGGTCGCACTTTCCGACCTGCGCGGCGCCGTGCGCGCGATGCTCGATCGCGCGACCCGGTAGCCCCGCCTAGCCCCCGGCCGCGCGCTCCTGCTCGGCGGCGCGGTCGCTGGCATCGATGTGCGCCAGCCAGGCATTGATCGCCCGGGCCAGCGTCATAAACGCCTGACTCTGCTGCATAAACGCCTGCGTCTGCGTGTGACCGACCTCAAAGAGCTGCTTCAAGAACGATTCGAGATCGAGGCCGGGATCGAGGAACGCATCGATCGGCTTGAAGCGCTGCTCCTGGTGCTCGCCCTGCTCCTCGACGAGCCGCGTCAACGCCGCGATATCCGCCTCGATCGCCCGCAGTCGCGCGGCGAGCGTCGATCCGCGCTCTACCCGCTCGGCCGCGATCGGGACGATCTGCTGCTCTGTCATGGTTCCCCCTTTACGCACGTGGCAGTGTAGCACCGACCGACCCGGCGGCGCAATGGCAAGCGGTGGTATGCGCGCCGTGCTATACTGACAGACGGATATGCCCCGACCAGGAAACAGATCCCTGGTCGGGGCATGCTGTTTTCTGGTCGGGGCCTCATCATCATCAGGGGGCGCCATGACCAGCGATTCGACCACCCCCCAAGAGCTGCCCTTCCCCGACGGCGACGCGCCCCGCGTGCCCACCTTCGGCGCGTCCGCCGTGGCCCCCTTCGTCGCCGACATCCGCCAGTTCGCGACCGTCGCCCAGTTCGCCGCCTATCTCGCCACGCTGCCCCCGCCCGGCTGGCGCCCGATCGGCAGTACGACGCACAATACCTATCGGCCGCTCGCGTCGCAGTGGGCCGGCCGGCCGTCAATGGATTCGATGGTCGCAACGTACAAAGCCAAGGCGCCGCCCTGGGATCGCGGACCGCACTTCTACTTCGTCGTCGGCGCGCCGAACCCCAAAAACGATGGCATCTGGCAGATGACCCCGCCCAGCGTGCCCGGTATCCACGCCGGCGACTGCAACGCGCACCGCTTTGGCTGCGAGCTGGTCGGCGACTACCAGGCCAGCGTGCCCGCGCTCGCGCTGCGCCAGCTCTATCTTGACGGACTCGTGGTCCTGCATCGCTGGGCGCGCATCGGCCCGCTGCTGAACGCTCACCGCGACTGTATGCCCGGCCGCACCTGCCCCGGCGCCGCGCTCTATGCGCTGATGCCGAGTCTCCAGGCTCAGCTGGCGGCGCGGCTGGGCGCAGCCCCACCCCCGCCCGCCGTCGAGGTGCCGCTGCCCGCGCTGTGGGGGCCGATCGCGACCCCTGAAGGCGCGCAGTGGCTGTGGGAGAGCGTCCTGACCTGGACGGCGCACCGCGCGCGGCTGGGGGCATGCCGCTCGGCGCTGCTGTATGACAATGAGCACAGCGTGATTACGCAGGTTTTCGAGCGCGGCATGACCCGGCAGCTGGCCGGCGGGCCGTGGGAAGTGTGCTATCTGTAGGAGGTTTTATGGCAACCCGCATCCCGGTCCCTGACATCCTCAAGCAAGCGATCATGCTCAGCATCACGCCGCTGGATGACCCGGCCGAGACGACGATCATCACGGTGCGCCACACGCCGGTCGGGCAGCCGGCCTATATGCAGTCCTATGCCATGACCCGCGCCGGTGTCGTGACGCCGATCGGGCGCGATGATCCGCTCGGCAAGGCCGACACCGGCGGCATGCGGCGCTATCGCGATGGCACCGCGCGGCTGTTTGTGACCGAGGCCGATGCGGTGCCGAACAGCGGCGGCGCGACTGATGGGGTGACGTACTACGACTTCCCTGGTGTTTTCTCGGTACAGGCCCCGATCGTCGGCCCATCCGGCCCACCCGGCCCGCGCGGTCTGACCGGACCCGCCGGGCCGCAAGGCATCCCCGGCGCCGCCGGCGGCGTCACACAGGCCGCCTTCGATGCGCTGAAAGCCAAGGTCGATAAACACCTGAAGGACTGAGGATGAGCGACATCGAGGAGCGGCAGACTGAGGAGATGGCCGACGCGCTCGACGCGCTGCGCGGTCAGTACCCCGATATCCCGGTCGACCTGGCGGACGAGCTGCGCGCGCTGAGCGAGAAGTTCCGCGCCGCCCGCGACGGCGAGCTGCGCCGGCAAGGCATGCGGGTGATCGGCCTGACGCACGTCTCGATCCGTAACGCGATCGACGATCTGGCCGGGCGCGTCGCCGGCGTCCACGAGGATCTGATCGGCCTGCACGGCGAGCAGGATCTGGCGGCGGATAAGGTCGTCGCCGCGCTCGTCTTGTTAAACGCGGCCGCGCGACTGACCCGCCTGGAGACGGACGTGCAGGAGCTCCGCACCCGAGGAGGACCATGAACCCCAGTACCAACGAGCCCGAGTCGGCCATGCCGATGCCCCCGCCGCCGCTGCCGACCGCCGTCGTCCTGGTCGGCGCGGTCGTGATTCTGGCGATCGTCACCGTCACCGCGATGGTGATTACGTCGTTCGCGCTGCCGGACAACCCGGCGCTCGGCGACCGGATCGTGACCTACGCCGGCGGCATCACCACCGGCCTGATGCTGCTGCTGCGATCGACGCAGAACGCCAACGGCATCCAGAAAATTCACCTGGACCTCAACTCCCGGCTGACGGCGTTTTTGAAAGACCAGGCGCTGGCCGAGCGTGCCAAGGGCGTGCTGGAGGGCGTGGAGGCGACGGCCGGCAGTCAGCGCGACGCGCATATCGCGGCAACGGTGGAGGCCGCGCACGTGGTGCGGGTGGCCACCGAGGCCGCCACCGCTGCTGCTGACAAGATCGCGCAAGTGGCCACCGAGGCCGCTGATAAGGTCGTCTCGGCAGCCACCGAGGCCGCGGCGGTGCTGGCCGCCTCCGCCAGCGCGCCGGCCATCGATGCCGACGGTGCGGTGCATATCACGGCGCCGGCGCTGATCGATGTTGCCGCGCCCGAGTCGTCGTGAGTATGTCCGTGGAAACAGGGGGCGTCGAGCGGCGTGGAGGAACGGAGGCGACGAGTGGCCGCTCGACGGGTGTTCCCGCTGAGTATAGCAGCGCGACCACCGAGCGGGGGACGCAAGATGACGTCGAAACGGTGTCGATCGGGGAGGCCGCGCATGCCAGATAACGCGCACACGACGATCAGGCTCGGCGATATCGTACGCACGCCGCCCGGCGACCTGTATGGCGATGCGCTCGCCATTGTAACCAAGATCCACAAAGGGCATTACGAGACGGCCGTCACCGTCCATTCGCAGCGCGCCGAGCTGGTGTATGAGCCCGATCAATTGCGCACGGTCGCGACCATCAAGATCGTCCGGTCCTATTCCATTGGGCCCCGGCGCTTTACCGCCTGTCGCGTCGAGCCCCAGGGGGTGGAGGTGCATGTCTGCGTCGGCGAGCGCGGGAACGGCTATGAGACCCGCGCGCTGGAGGTGCGGAAGCTGGTGTTTATTGAACTGCTGAAGCGGCAGGAGAAGGCCACATGACCGCTGAGCGCCGGCACGCGCCGATCGCGGCGTCGGATATCCCCGCTCGGCTGGCCGCGCTGGAGGCGAAGCGCAGCGATGTCGCGCACCGGCTGCACGGCGCCCAGAGCCCGGTCGAAGCGCTGGCGCTGGCGAGCTATCGCTCGACGCTGGACGGCGCGATCACCGAGTTGCGCGGGCGACTGGCGCGCGAGCGGGCCGTGGGGGAATCGCTATGACCCCCGAGTTCCACGCGCACCAGCGAATCGATGCGGCGACCTGGCCGACGACAACCCGTGAGCGCGTGCTGGCCGCGCTGGGCGATGGTCCCAAGACGGCGCCGGCGCTGCTGGCCGCGCTGGGCGACGGGTACGATTCCCATGTGGTGCGCTACCATCTGCGGCGGCTGGTGACACAGGGTCTGCTCGTGGTCGAGCGGCGCGCGCGGCGCTACCGCGGGGATGCGCTGACGCAGTATCGTTTGGCCGTCAGCAATCAGCTTTCAGCTTTCAGGAGCCGGAAGCTGACGACTGACGGCTGATTGCTGAGAGCTACTTGCTGATTGCTGAAAGCTGAACCATGACAACCCGCGACGTCACCGACACCATCCTGCACGCCGATGGCACGCCCTGGGCCGGCGCGCTGGTGTACTTCGATTTCCTGGAGGGCAGCTACACGGCGGTGGACGACTACCCGCCCGATCGCATCAGCGCCGTGACCGATGCGGCCGGGCGCTACGAGGTGCTGCTCTGGTGCGACGAGGAGGGCATCAGCCCGGCGTCCTACCTGGCGCGCTACCCCGGCGGCCAGCGCTTCCGCTTCGATCTGCCGGTCGGCGACGGCCTGCTGGTCGCCATGTCGACCTTGCGCACCTATGAGGGCGATCCGGTCGTCGCCGCGAACCTTGCGACCCTGCTGGCCGCGCTGGCGTTCACCGACCTCGCCGACACGCCCACGAGCTACGTCGGCCAGGGCGGCAAGCTCCTGGGGGTCGCCGGCACGGAGGATGGCCTGGAATTTGTGGCCGGCGGCGGCGGCGCGGTCACGAGTATCAACGGCGAGACCGGCGACGTGACGCTCGACGCCAGCGACGTGGGCGCCGACGCGGCGGGCACGGCGGCGGGCCTGGTCGCGACCGAGGCGGCGACACGAGCGGCCGATGACACAACGCTCGCGGGCCTCATCACGACCGAGGCGACCACCCGCACCACCGCCGATACAACGCTCGCGGGCCTCATCACGACTGAGGCGACCGCCCGCACCACCGCCGACAGCACGCACGCGGCGCTCACCACGGCGGCGCACGGCGGCATTGTCGCCAGCGGCGACGCGCGGCTGAGCGACGCGCGGACCCCGACCGGCGCCGCCGGCGGCGTGCTGGGTGGGACGTACCCGAATCCCGGCTTTGCCGCCGACATGGCCACCCAGGTCGAGCTGGACGCCGAGGCGACGGCCCGCACGACGGCAGCCAGCGCACACGACGCACTCGCGTCGGCGCATGGCCAGAGCGCCAACGGCCACAGCCTGATCAGCGCGGCCGACTACGCGGCGATGCGGGTGCTGCTGGGACTGGTCATCGGCACCGATGTGCAGGCGCAGGATGCGGAGCTGGCGGCGCTGGCGGGCCTGACCTCAGCCGCCAACAAGCTCGCCTACTACACCGGCAGCGGGACGGCGGCGCTCGCCGATCTGACCGCTTTTATCCGCACGCTGCTCGATGATGCGGACGCGGCGGCGGCGCGCGCGACGCTCGCGGCGGCGCCCCTGGCGGCCAAGTACATCGTCCAGGTCGCCGACAGCGAACTTAGTGCCGAGCAGGCGCTGGGCGCGCTGGCGACGGGCTACGTCAAAAACACGACCACGACCGGCGTGCTGAGCGTCCAGACGCCGCCGATCCCGTTGTCCGATCTGCCGACGACACTGCCGGTGCTGGGCACGCAGGCGCTGACTGACGGCGCCTCGATCGCGTGGGACGTGAGTCTGGGCGCGTTCGCGACGGTGACACTGGGCGGCAACCGCACGCTGGCCAACCCGAGCAATCTCAAAGCCGGCGCCGCCTACGCGGTCAAGATCACGCAGGACGGGACGGGCACGCGCACGCTGGCCTATGGCAGTGCGTACAAGTGGGCCGGTGGGACGGCGCCCGTACTCAGCACGGCGATCGGGGCGGTGGACATCCTCACGCTGATCTCGGATGGCACGAACCTGTATGGTGTGCTCCAGAAGTTGTGGTCGTAATGGGCTTACCACTCTTCCCAATCGGACTCTGGGCGCGTTCGACGCTGTGGGACGGCCTGTCCCTGTATCTCAAAAACGATGAGGCGGGCGGGACACGAGCGGATAGCAGCGGCAGTGTGACCGCCTTTACGGATAATAATACGACCCTGGGCGTGGCGGGGAAGATCGGCAACGCGGCGGCGTTCGTGGCGGCGAGCACGCAGGGGCTGAATCATGCCGATGCGCCGTCGTTGCGCATCGCCACGTCGTCGACGCTCTCCGCCTGGGTGAAGCTCACATCGAAGCCAGGCCAGATGCGCCTCGTCAGCAAGGACTTTGCGCCCGCCGACCGTGAATACCTCCTGTATTACGAGCCGTCCAATGATCGGTATGGATTCGCGGTCTTCGTCGGCGGCGTTGGGGCCGGACTGAAGACGGTGCTCGCAAGCAGCTTCGGCAGCCCGGCGCTTGGAACGTGGCACTATCTCACTGCTGGATACAACGCCGCGTCTCAGCAGCTCTTTATCAGCGTGAACGGCGGCGCGGTGAACACCACCAGCAGCGTCGCGTCCGCCTTCGGCGGCACATCGGCGCTCTGGATCGGGCGCTACCAGACCGGGATCGAGTGCCTGAATGGCGCGCTCGATGAGATCAAGTTGTGGAATACGCGGGTGCTACTGCCGGCCGAGGTCGCACTCGATTACGCCAACGGCCTCGCAGGGATACCACTGCTCTAATGCCGACACTGCAAGCAATCAAAGACGCCGTTGACGCCCGCCTCGTGACGATCTGGGGCCTCGTCCAGACCAAGGAGGCGGCCTATGCGGCGGCGCACGGCGGGCGCTACTGGCAGGGCCTTCGCTCGCATGCGGTCAATCCTGCCGATGGTGCGCTGGTGCTCCCCACCATCGGCACCACCTGTCCTGTCGGCCAGCCCGGCGATCCGTGGCCCGCGGCGGCGCGCACCACCGCAATTGAGATGGCGGTGCAGGTCGATTGCTACCGCTCGCCCGACGGCGACGGCTACCAGGCCACCGTGACGGTCGACGTGCTGGGCACGACCTACAGCCGCACGCAGCAGGTGGGACCGGAGACCTGGCGCACCGAGGCGTGGCACGTCGTGCCACCCGGACCGTAGATAGCCGTCAGCCGTCAGCAATCAGCCGTCAGCTCCTGACTCCTGACTCCTGACTCCTGAAAGCTGACAGCTGAATGACCCCATGGAGGCCCAATGACCCCATGGTTGCACGATGGCACAATGCAGCGCAACGTCCAAACGCAGTGGCCAGCCCTGTCGCAAACACGCGGCGCCGGGCCGGGCCGTCTGCCATCGCGACGACGATCGCACCAGGAGCCCGCGTACATTGTTAGGTTTTGTAAGGCGGTACGGCCATCACACCAGCACCCGAATCCAGTGACAAACAGCAGCGCTTTGATGCCGCGCTCACGCTCTTAACCGCCCGGCAGCGCAAATTCGTGCTGGAATACCTGCATGATTTGCATGGGCAGAACGCGGCGATTCGCGCCGGCTACTCGGCGAAAACGGCCCGGTCGATCGCCTCAGAGAACCTGACAAAACCTAACCTGGCCGCCGCGGTCGCGGCCGGTATGGCCCTCCAGGCGATGCCGGCCTCCGAGGTGCTCGCGCGCCTTGCGGGCCACGCCCGCGGCGATATGAGCGACTTTCTGCGGGTCGATATGGAGGATATCATCATCAGTCAGGTGCTGGCTTTTGTGACCGAGGATGAGGCCGGCAACGCGGTCAGCCTGGCGATCGCCGAGATCAAGGCGGGCGGAGACAGCGACGCACCAGACGACGTGGACCGGGAGGCGGCGCCGCGCCGGGCGCTGCTAATCACGACCGAGACGGTGCGGCGCGCGGTCGCCCGGCTCGATCTCATGGAGGCCGGGCGGCGCGGCAAACTGAATCTCATCAAAGAGTACACGATCGACAAGGACGGCAAGGCGACGATCAAGCTCTATGACGCGCACGCTCCGCAGGCGCTCATCGCGAAGATCCATGGCATGCTCGTCGAGCGCCACGAGCTGGCCGGCAAGGACGGCGCGCCGCTGTTCCCCGATTTCGAAACGGCCCTGGAAAAGACGTATGCTAGCGACAACGTTCCCACAACCGAGCCCGCTTGACCGCTACCTGGCGACGGCGCGCCGGGCCGGCTGCCCACCCGATCAGCTGCGCAACTTTCGCGCGGTGGGCTATGTGGCGCAGCCCAAGCAGCTGGCGTTCCACGCGGCGGCCAGGGCCTGCGATGCCGCGAACGGGCCGACCCAGGTCGCGATCGGCGGCGCTCGCGGCCCTGGGAAAAGCCATGCCGTGCTGGCGCAAGTCGGTGCCGACGACTGCCAGCGCTTTGGCGGCCTCAAATGCTTGCTGCTGCGCAAGGTCGGCAAGGCCGCCAAGGAGGGTTTCGAGGATCTGCTGACCCGCGCGTTCCCGCCCTGGCTCCGCTACTATGTGCCCAGCCGCAGCCAAATCGCCTTCCCGAACGGCAGCCGGATCATCGTCGGACACTTTCAGAACGAGAAGGATGTGGACGCCTATCTCGGCCTGGAGTACGACCTGATCGCGATCGAGGAGGCGACGCAGCTGAGTCGGGCGAAGGTCGAGACGATCGGCACCTGCCTGCGCACCAGCAAGCCTGGCTGGCGACCCCGGCAGTACTTGTCCTTCAACCCTGGCGGCGTGGGCCACGCGCATATCAAGCGCGCGTTCGTCGAGCCCTACCGGCGCGGCGCCGAGACCGACACGCGGTTTATCCCGGCGACGGTCCATGACAACCGCCACATCAATGTGGAGTACCGCGCGACACTGGAGCGCCTGACCGGCTGGCTGCGCGCGGCGTGGCTCGATGGCGATATGGATATCGCCGCTGGTCAGTTCTTCACGAACTGGCGGCATGCGACCCACGTTATCCCTGCCGCGTCCTTCACCATCCCGCCCAGCGCGCGGGTTTGGTGCGCGCTCGATTATGGATTTACGCACTACACGACCTGCTATCTGCTCTGCCTGTACGATGGCATGCTCACCATCGTGGATGAGCACTGCGAGCGGCGCTGGCTGCCGCCGCGCCACGCCGACGCAATCAAGGCGATGTTGGACCGGCACGACCTGGCGCTGCACACCCTGGCCGCGTTTGTGGCCAGCCCCGATGCGTTTCACGTCGGCAAGGATCGCGCGGGTAAAACCATCGCCGACCAGTACGCCGACGAGGGGATCGTGCTCACGCCCGCCGACGACGCACGTATCGCGGGCGCCGGGCAGCTCCTGGCGCGCCTGGGCGATAGCGAGGCCACCCCGCCCATCCCGCACTCCATCGAAATTTGCGACCGCTGCGCCCGCCTGATCGGGTGTATCCCGACGCTGGAGCACGACCCCAACCGGCCGGAGGATGTGCGGAAGGTCGATACGGATGACGCCGGCGATGGCGGCGACGATCCGTATGACGGCGCGCGCTATGGCCTGATGGCCGCGCCGGGCCCGCCACCCGGCGACTCGGCCGTCGGCGGCACCCGCCCGCTGGCCCGCGCGCTGAAAGGGCTGCGATGACCCCCAAGTCGCCGCTCGCCGCCCAGCTGGCCCAGCTGCGCGAGCTGACCCGCCAGGTGCTGCCGTCGGTCGCGGCCGATCGGGCGCTCTCCAGGGCGCTCAAGCACGCCCAGGGCGCGGTCGAGGATCGCCTGGGACTGCCGCGCGAGACGCCGCCGCGCCGTGGCGGGCACGGGTAACGGCGATGTGCTATAGTTACCAACATGAAGCGGAAGGCAATCGACAACACGCTTCGCCGCCTGGCACGACGCCTGGGACTGACACGGCCGATCGCGTATGGTCGATCGGTCACATGGGACGCGCCGACGCGGGCGACACCGTTGGCGGATCTGTGGCGCGTGATCATGAGCGCACGCGGAACCGGCAGCCCGATCGGCGGCACATTCACCATGACGAATGGTGTGCAGACGACCGCGCCGCTGCCCTTCGATGCTGACGGTGAGGCGATCAGGCACGCGATGCAGAGCCTGGGTGGCGCCACGCCAGCGAGTAACGACCGGGACAGGACGGCTGGTTAAGGACTCCCGGTGGCCAGACAGTATTGCGGTATGGAGCAGAGGCAGCTCGTCGGGCTCATAACCCGAAGGTCGGTGGTTCGAGTCCACCTGCCGCGACCAATGCCCGCGAAGTGGGGAATCAAGGCGGATAAGGGCTCTCGGCGTCTCGGACACCCGCCGACGTTGCTTTCAGCGTAAACGGAGCCGCCTCCCCGTAGTGACACACGCCGTGGATCCGCCGCGCAGCTGCTGACCGAGCAACATGCAGCACGCGGCCCCACGGCAACCAGACCGCTATGGCGAACGACGATCGACAACTCAGCGCGACACCGACCCTTGCGGACATGTATCGCCTGGCCCAAGCACAGCCGGCGGTCCGCGCCGCGCTGACGCTGTACGAGCGCGGCGACTTGTCGCTGAAACACGCGCTGATGACCATGGTGCTGGTGCTGGCGGGGCGGCTCGACGACACGACCGCTGCGCTCCAGGCGCAGCTGCAACAGGCAGCGCCGCGCGGCTTCTACGCCCGGGCAAGGATAGTGAAGCTAGACCGGGATAGTAGCTAGACTGCTCAACAACTGAACGCGCGCCCCCATCGAAAGATCGCGGCGCTTGCTCCTTTTACCGGGAGCAGGCGCCTTTTTGCATTTCTATGGCTGAACCGACCACAACCGATCCGCTCGCCCGCCCGGCCGCACTCGACCAGGAGTACGTCGTCGCGGGCAACCTCTGGGGCTGGCGCGGCCAACACGCGCGCGGCCTGGCGCTGCCGTGGGCCTTCGACGACGTGACCCAGGATTTTGGCGACGACCTCTACGACCGCATGGAGCACGACGCGCAAATCGCGGCCTGCGACACGCTGCTGACGGCGGCGGTGCTGGAGGACGGCATCTCCTTGAGCCCGGCGGTCGACGAAAAGGACGCCGACGGCTACGACCTGGCGGTCGAGCTGGTCGCATTCTGCGCGGCGCAGCTGGACGATCTCGACACCGCGCTCGACGATGTGCTCTGGGATCTGCTGGGCTGTATGGGCCGTGGCAGTCGCGTCGCCGAGATCACCTATCACCCGCTCGACGCGAGTCCCCTGCCCGGCCGCGCCGTGCTGCAATCGCTCAGCGTCAAGCCCAGGCGTGCGACCGCCTTTGTGGTCGACCCGTATATGCGGCTCATCGGCCTGCTCGGCCAGCAGCAGGGCCAGCTGAACGTGCTGGCCGGCGCCCTGATCGACCCCGCCGACCCCAGGGTGCTGCCGCGCGAGAAGTTCGCGATCGCCTCCTTCCGGCCGCGCAACAACGACCCGCGCGGGCGCTCGGCCTGGCGGCCAGCCTATAACCCCTGGTGGCTGAAAATGCAGACCTGGCAAGAGTACCTCAAGTACCTGGCCCAGTTTGCGAGCGGCACGGTCGTCGGCACCACCGGCCCGAACGCCACCCAGAACACCACCGACCCGGCGACGGGCGAGGTGCTGACCCCGGTGCAGGCGCTGCTGCGCAACCTGATCGCGATCCAAAATGGCAGCGCGATCGCCGTCCCGCATGGCACCGCGATCGAGGTGCTGTTCTCGACCGGCGAAGGGCGCGCGTTCCTCTCGGCGATGCAGCTCTACAACGCCGAGATCACCAAGAGCATCACGACCCAGACCCTCGCCTCGAATGAGGGCGACACCGCCAGCCGGGCGCAGGCCTCGGTCCACCAGGACGCGCTGGGGACGATCGTCAGGCAGGCCAAGCGCAGCCAGTGCCGGATGGTGCGGCGCGATGTGCTGCGCCACACGGTGCGCTACAACTATGGCGACAAGGCGATCGCGCTGACGCCGAAGGTCAGCCTGGGGGATGTCGAGCAGGAGGATGTCGCCAAGCTAATCACGGCGTTCGCATTGCTCGAACGCAGCGGCTACCTGCATCCCTCGCAGCGGCCGGGCATCGACCGCCAGCTCAACCTCCCGCCGCGCGTCATTGCACCCGGCGAGCAGCCGCCGCCCGCCCCAGAACCGTCAGGAGCGACGCCAGAGCCGCCACCGTCAGGCCAGCAGCCAGGAGGGACGCCATGAGCTACCCACCCGCGCCGATCCGCTGGGTCGCAGCGCTCGACGGCACGCAGATCGTCGCGGTGCAGCACGCGTGCGCCGACGGCGTGCCGGTTAATTGCTACCTGGACGAGCATCGGAACTGGACATGCCCGAATTGTGGCGCGATCTACGGCGCCGCGATCCCGCTCGCGGGGTGGAGTGACTTCGGGCTGAAGACAGATGCGCCGAGCGGCGCGCCGACGACGGGCGATGCGCAGGAGCCGCTGCGATCGGGCGGATTTTATAGCATGCGAGTCGAGGGCGGGGAGGCTGTCGAGCATCACCACATCGGCCAATCAATGCAGCGGTGTGTGCCCTGCGTATGGGAACACGATCGGTACATCGTCCCGCCGCGCTATCACTGGCGCTGCCCAGAGTGCGGCGAAACGACAGAGCACCCCTTTCCGACGATGGTGAAGCCATGAGCGGTGAGCTCTACAACCTGGCACTGTCCGTGCCCTGGTGCATCACCGACGAGGCGCTGGAGGCGATGCTCTCGATCGCCGCGCGCGACCCGCTGCCCCAGGACGAGATCGCCCGCCGCATGCACGGCCCCAAGTCGCTGGCGCTGCGCACCGGCCCGCGCCACGACGACAGCCGCACGATGACCGTGCGCGACGGGGTGGCCACCATGGTGATCGACGGGCCGATCTACCGCTACGCCGATCTGTTTACGCAGATGTCGGGCGGCGTCACCACCGACGCGCTCGCCCGCGATCTGGGCGCGGCGCTCGACGACCCCACGATCGGCGCCATCCTGCTCATGATCGACAGCCCCGGCGGCGAAGCGACCGGCATCAACGAGCTGGCCGACACGATCTATCAGGCGCGTGGGCAGAAGCCGATCGTCGCGTATATCGAGGGCTACGGCGCCAGCGCGGCCTACTGGATCGCCAGCGCGGCCGACCGGGTGGTCGCCGACGACACAGCCCTGATCGGCTCGATCGGGGTGGTCATGGGCGTGCCGGACCCGGCCAAGCGCATCAGCCGCACGATCGACTTCGTGAGCACGCAGTCGCCCAAAAAGCGCGCCGACCCGACCAGCGACGACGGCCGCGCCTATTTGCAGAGCCTGGTCGACGATATGACCGATGTGTTTGTGGCCAAGGTCGCACGCAATCGCGGCATCGACCCGGCGGCCGTGCTGGCGGTGGCCGGCGGCATGCTGGTCGGCCAGAAGGCGGTCGACGCCGGGCTGGCCGATATGCTGGGGAGTGAAGAGACGGTTCATGCGGCGCTGGCTATGGGCGCGCTGCCGACGCGGCGCTCGCTTGCGACGCCGCTCCATCAGGAGGTTCTAGCGATGCCACCCGAGAAAAAAGGATTTTGGGCCTGGGTCACGGGCGACCCAGCGACCGCCGCTGCGCCCGAGGCACCGACCGCGCCCGCACTGGAGCTTGTGACTGCGGAGCTGGTCTCCCAGGCGCCCGACCCCGACCTCGCCCGCCTGCGCGGCGAGATCACACGCCTGCGCGGCGCGCAGATCACGAAGGACGCCGCCGCCTTTGCGGCCGGCGAACTGACCGCCCGCCGGGCCTACCCGGCCGAGCAGGACGCGCTCGTGGCGTTGTATGTCCAGTGTGCCCAGGACGACCTGGCCAGCCCGATCGCCGACGACGGGACGGGCACGCAGCGCCCGCGCTCGCGCGTGGCGTTGCTCCAAGCGGCCTACAAGGATCGCCCGGCGCACAGTCTCAGCACGCCGCTGCTGCCGCATGGCGGCACGACGCTGCCGGCGACTGAGAACGCCGAGGCGGCCGCGCTCGACCAGGCCGAGGCCAGCGCACGGGCGTACGGCGCGCGGGCCAACGGGAAAGTCAAAAGCTAGGCGGCTGTTAGCTGTCAGCTATCAGCATTCAGCCGTCAGCATTCAGCTATCAGGGGCCGGAATTCCGGAGCTGACAGCTGACAGCTGATAGCTAATCACAGAGGAGTCTCACGCATGCCAACCTACGGCAGACAAGTGCTCGGCAGCGCCACCGGCATCCCGGTGATGGCGCTGGCCGTGCTGGAGAACGCCGACTGGAAGCCCGGCGGCATCACGATCGACTGGTCGCTCGTCACCGCCGTCGTGGCTGACACGACGCTGGCCGACGGCACCATCATCCCGGCGGGCCAGAAGGGCATCGAGTTCGGCACCATCCTGTGTGACACCGGGATCGCCGAAGTCGAGACCCTGACCATCACCGCGACCAGCGGCACCTACACGCTGACCGGCAACGGCAACGTCAGCGCGGCCCTGGCGTTCAATGCGTCGTCCGCCCTGGTCCAGGCGGCCGTGCGCGCGCTCGGCGGCGCCTTCGCCTCCTCGATCGTCACGGGCGCGGCCGGCGGCCCCTACACGATCACGCTCGAGCGCGGGAGCGGCGACGTCACCAACCTGGTCGGCACCTCGGTCGACCTGGCCGGCGGCGCGTCGACGGCCGTCGTCACCACCGGCACGGCCGGCGCGGGCACGGGCAAGTATGCCGCGTACGACAGCGCCGCGACCGATGGCCGGCAGACGCTCGCGCGCGGGCACTGTTTCATTCTCAACGAGACGGTGTTGCAGACGTCGGCGGCCGGGCTGGTCGGCGCCGCCACCGATAACCCGGCCGTGTTCGCGGGCGGGCTGGTCTGGAAGGCGCGGCTGAAGATCGGCAGCGTCAACCCGGTCTACCTGGGCGCCGGCAACCAGCCGACGGTGGCCGCGTTCGAGACGGCCTTCCCGAAGGTCCAGTACGCGATCTAGGAGCATTCAGCATTCAGCATTCAGCATTCAGCTCTCAGCTCTCAGCTCCGGATTCCGGCTCCTGACAGCTGACAGCTAACGGCTGATAGCTCTTTACAAGGAGTACCACCCCATGGCTGTAGCATGGCAGTTGCTGCAAGCGGCACGGCTCACCCGTATCATCCAGAGCCTCCAGGATGTGCGGCTGCTGCCGGCGCAGCTCGCGTTCCTTAACCGGACGGCGATCGTGCCGGCCGAAGACAGTGAGATCATGGCCCGCTTCACGGGCTACGTGACCATCGCCGACCTGGTGGCCGACGACCAGCGCGCGGTCACGTACCAAAATACCAAGCTGACCTACGAGACGACCACCGTCCCGAACATCAAGCACGGCGCGGCGCTGACCCAGGCCATGCTCAACCAGCTCCAGAGCCTGCTGAGCAGCGCCGGCGGCATCCCCAGCGACATGGGCATCTTCTCGGACTACGAGAATCGCACGATCGACGGGCTCTTGCTGGGCGTGCGCCAGCGCATGGAGGCGCTGCTGGTGGCGATGGCCGTGGACGGCCTGACCTACGACCGTCTGGGCATCAAGATGAGCGGCGTCACCTGGGGCATGCCCGCCGATCTCAAGGTGACGCCCGCGGTGACCTGGGATACGCCACTGACCGCCACGCCGGTCGCCGACATCTGGGCGCTGAAAATGCGTGCGCAGATCCGCTATGGGCAAACCTACAACCGCATCAGCATGAGCACGCAGGCGTTCATGTATATGATCGCCACCACCGAATTCCAGGCCAAGGCGCGTACCTTCCTGGCGCCGAACGTGTCGTATACCAACCTCACCCTCTCCGACCTGACGGCACAGCAGAACATCGCCAGCAGCGTGCTGGGCATGACGATCGAGCTGTATGACGCGCGCTACTGGACGCAGGGTGTGGACGGGACGCTGAGCAGCACGCCGTTCCTGCCGATTGCCAAGGTCGTGCTGTCGTCGACCACCGACGACAACGACCCGACGTGCAGCGACTTCGCCAACGGCATCACCACCGAGTCGATCGTCGCGGGGCTGGCGCCGTCCGAGATGGTCGGCGGGCTGGGCGGGCCGACCAGAGGGCCGATCGCGTTCGCGACCGTGCCAAGTGACCTCAACCCGCCCAACATTACCTTTTGGGCTGTTTCTAGGGGCTTCCCGCGCAAGCATCGGCTTCAGAGCACTGCCGTACTTACTGTCGGGACATTTAGCGATACGATCGCGGTCGGCGCTCCGTACTAGGACGACATGGAGATAGGCGAGCGTTGATGCGCGCAATCGACCCCACATGCACGCAAACGCGCGAAACGCTCGCCTATCGGCGGCTGATGCTGTTTGTACGACCATTCGCACAAAAACACACGACAGGAGATCGCTATGGGCACACTCACCCGCGCGGAGATGGAGAACGTGATCCGGGGCGGCGGCGCGATCCTCTGGCAGGGCCAGATCCTCGCGCATCTGGCGCAGCTGCCGAGCGAGGCCGACCTCGCAAGCGGCGACCCGGCGCTGGAGGCGGCGGCCAGTGCGGCGCTCGATGCGCAGATCGCGGCGCTGACGCAGGCGAAGGCGCGGCTGGACCTGGCCAAGCAGGTGGCGATCGCGCCGCTGCCGGTGGTGACGACTGAGTCGGAGCCGGAGCCTGAGTCCGAGCCTGAGTCCGAGCCGGCGCCGCACGCGGCCAAGCGAGCGCGCTAGTGCCGCTCGACGCCGACGGCTACCAGCAGCTGGTGATCAGCCAGGTCGGCGACAGCGCCGGCGGGATTGTCGCGGCGTCGATCGCGACGCTCTGGACCCTGCACGACGACCAGCCGACCGCCGCGCTCCAGTTTCTGTTCGCGAAGATTGGGGCGATCGATCTGCTGATGGGCACGGTGCGCGAGCAGGTGACGCAGACCGGCCTGGAGGGCGTCAAGTCGGACCTGAGCGACAAGCTCAAGGCGCTCGTGCTGATGCGCGCGGCGACCGTCGCCGACCTCGATCGCGCCATCAACGCCGGCGCGGGCCAGGACAGCACCCACGCCGGCGCGGCCGGGCTGCTGACCACCACCGCGCCGATTAGCCCGCCGACCGGGGCACAGGACGCCAACAGCCCTGACTATCGTGGGAATCCCTACCAGCGCCGGCGGCGACCCTGATGCCGCTGGAATCGCCATTCGGCGCGGCCGCGGTCGCTGCCTGGGACGCGGCGCGGCTGGCGGCGGTGCTGGAGGAGGCCCAGATCGCGGCGATCGGTGGCACGACCTGGGCCGCGACGCGCGTAGATGCGAGCGGCGCGACGGTCGTGGTCGGCACGGTCGACCCGCTCTATATTCTGCAAGTGCAGCCGACGGCGCTGGCGCTGGCGTTGGCCGGCACGGACGTGCCGAGCGCGCGCTGGCGCTTTGTGGCCCGCGCGGCGACGGTGACGGCGCTGGTCGAGCTGGACCGACTCACCAGCGCCACCTTGGCCTTTGTAATCACCGCGCTCGATCGGGTGGATGTGCCGGGACTGGCGATCGGCACGCTCGAGCGCATGACGTAAGGAGGCACCCCATGGCTGACGACGAACGGACCTTCACCCCGGCCGCCGACGTGACCGAGGCGCTCAAAAGCGGCCGGGGCGCGGTGGTGGTGGCGCGCGCGGGCGAGCCGATCCCCTGGACGCGCGCGCGGGCGCTGAATCTCATCGACGGCGACGGCAAGCCGACCATCAAGGGCGCGACCCATCAGCCGGATGCGGCGCCAAAGCCGCCGACTGGCGGCAAGAAGGGCGGCGACGATGCCCCTGCTGCTGGATGACGACCCGCTACTGGCGGGGCTCACGGGCCTGCTCAGTCGCATCGATGCGGGGACCGACACCGGCCTGACCGAGGGCGCGGCGCATTTGCACTCCGTCGATCAGGAGACCGAGGCCTATCACGGTATGAGCGGCGCAACCCGCGACTCGACCACCGCCTATCCGATCGGGCCAGGCAAGGATGGCAGCGCCGAGTCGGCGGTCGGCTATGCGGCGGCGGCCGCCGCGCTCAGCGGCTTCGTTGGGCATGGTGGCAGCGCCGTGCGCCAGGATAGCGGCGTGCGGCTGGCGGAGGGCCAGAAGGGCATCGTCCTGACCAACTACACCGACTACGCCGACGCGCTCGAAACCGAGGACGCCGGCGCGAAGGCGCACATCGGCCCGACGATGTTCAGCGAGGCCCGCACGGTGACGCAGATCGTCGCCGACGCCAGCAAGCGCGGGCTGCGCTAATGGCCTTCGACCCCGCCGCGATCGCCGCGCAGTTCTTCGCCCGCCTCAAAACCGACGCGGCCGGCGCGGCGCTGCGGGCGGCGCTGCCGGCCGGCGCGGCCGGCCTGGTCGTCGCGAAGGATCTCAAGAAAGCCACGCCCGCGCCACCGTTCGGCGTGCTCCGGCAAGGCCCGGCGACCGGGGATGCCGACGCGGTGCGGCGACTGCTCCTGACCTGGTGGTGGTACGACGACGTCGCCTATGAGTGCAGCCGCATCAATCTGCTGCTGCCGATCATCGAGGCGGCCTACCCACGCCACTGGACGACCGTCGGCGACACGCAGATCGTCGGGCCGGGCGCGGAGATTCCCCAGGACGCGGCCATGCGGCGGCCCGCGCGATCGTTTCAGCTTATCTATCTGAGGAGGGCCTAACCATGGCGGCATTAGCACAGCTCTTTCAACTTCTGTTCGGCTTCCGCGTCGCCTGCGTGCAGGTGGCCGGGCCGGTCGTGGCTAACACTTTCACCGACACCGGCGACCTGGTGACGGCGACGGCGCACGGCCTGGTCGATGGGATGCAGGTGATTCTCAAGACGATCGTGACGACCACCGGGGTCGCGATCAACACCTACTATTTTATCGTGGCAGCCACCGCCAACACCTACCAGCTGGCGCTGACGGCCGGCGGCGCGGCGATCGTGCTGACCACCAACGGCACCGGCACCTTCCAGGCGCGCTACGACGTGCGGCTGCGCAAGGCCAACAAGATCGCCAACAATGTCGAGACCAAAGAGGCGTCCTACGAGGGTGATGATGAGGTCGAGAAGCTGTCGAAGGCGCTGGGCCTCAGCTTCCAATTCGACGCCGACTGCCTGCCGCTGGGCGCGCACCAGCGCATCTTTGGGCTGACGGCGATCGTCGCCAACTTGCCCGACGGCTACACCAGCGCGACGCCGCTGCTGACGAGTGCCGAGCGCTCGGGGGTCACAGTCGGCTTCTGGGGCGAGGGCGACGTCATCGAGGAGACTGACGCCGGCGTACGCACGGACAAGACCGGGCGGGCGTGGTATCCGCTCGGCAAGTTCGTCGCCGTGTCGGTGCCCGATCGCGTGACCGGCGATAAGCCGGCCGTCGCAGGCTACAAGTTCACCGCCAGCATGGCGCCGCTGGTCGACGTGCTGGGCATAGCGCTGCCCACGGGCCTGACCGGCAGCCCGTGCATCTGGCTGGATAAGGCGGCGTAGCGCGTAGCTTTCAGCTTTCAGCATTCAGCATTCAGCTCTCAGCTCTCAGCTCCGGAATCCGGCTCCTGACGGCTGACGGCTGACGGCTACAAGGAGTCCGATGCTCAAAACGACCATGACCTTGAAGATCGGCGTGGAAGCCGAGCTGCGCATGCTCGACATGGCCGCGCTGGTCGGCGGCACGACCGAGATCGCCGACGGCGTGCTGGCCGATCTGCTGGCGGTGGTGATGGACGGGCGACAGGCTCCCAGCCCCGTCCAGCAGTTCGCCGCCAACCGGCGCTGGCTGCGCGGGGCCTACGACCTGATCGGCCGGGTGGCCTTTGTGCCGGGCACGGAGACGCCGCTGCTGGCAGAGGCGGGCACGACGCCGCAGAAAGGGCAGATCAGCGGCGCCGATCTGTATCTGGGTGAGATCGACCAGATCATCACCTGGTTTCGCTTCGGCGATCCGCCGGTCGTATCGCCTGCCACGCCTGGAGCTGGCAGCGGCGCAGCGGCTGCACCACCTGGCGACGATCTACCATACGTCGCCGAGTAGCTACGCCGGGCTGACGGGTTTTGCCGCGTTCATCTTCGACCAGGCGGTGGCGCACCTGGCGGCGCACGCGGAGGCCCACCCCGACGCCGACGCGCCGCGACAGGGCGTCACGATTAAGGCACGACGCGCATGAGTTACGACGCTGGCAGTGCCCATGCCTCCTATATCCTCGACGTCGAGCAGCCCAAGC